AGGCATACGACAGCAAGGGAGAGCTTGTCTGGGAGATGCTGCTGGATGTGTACGGCAAGGTGACGGAATGCCATGGGGACCGAACGCTCGTGCCGTTCCGCTATCAGGGGCAGTACGAGGATGAAGAAACGGGATTGTACTACAATAGGTTCAGGTACTACTCTCCGGATATGGGGATGTACATTTCTTCAGACCCTATTGGATTGGCGGGAAACAACCCGACTCTGTATGGATATGTACAGGATGTCAATACGTGGTTGGATATTTGGGGATTATGCCCTCCTATATGGAATAATGGATGGCGAACATCAGATGGAAAATTTGCTACTCCAAATAGCACAGAAAGAGCTGGAGAACAAGCTGTGATAGCCGTAAAAGAAAAACTATCAAATGATGGATGGACATTTATAGGTGAAGAATTAACAGTTGTAAATGATTCTGGTCAACGAAGAAGATATGATTTAGTATTCAAAGATTCTGAAGGGGTACTTGTGGGGGTTGAAGTGAAATCAAATTCTGCAATAAAAACAAAATCACAACGATTATTTGATGCAGGGGTCACACCTGATACTCCCGCTATTGGAGTAGGGAAATTTAGAGGAAATGAAATAACAAAAACAGTAACATATAAGGTTAGTTGTAAATAGATTATGACAGCAAAAGAATTAAAAAAAATATTACAAGACATTATTTCAGAAATGTTAAAGCCAATTTTAAATGAGAATGAGTTTGCATTCCAAAAGAGTTCTTGCTCTTTTGTGAGAAATATTGGCGATTTTAAACAGAGTGTTAAATTTTATTTTACACCTATTCGTTATTCAGATGACCAAAGTATTGGGCATTTAAGTATTCGAATTTGGTTGGAGTCAGATGCCATTGAGGAAACAGCATCCACATTAGTTAATGCTGTTTCTAAACTTGATAAAGTTGATGTAGTTGTTAACGTAGATTATGGGTTAATAACTGGAAATGAAGCAGTCATTTTCTATCCAAATTCTATATCAGATTTGAAGGAGATATTTAGAACAAGAATAGTCCCATGCATGCTTAATGAAATAATCCCTTGGCTTAATACTAAAACACAAATGGTAGCATTGGTAAATGATTATTTTGATAAAAAGGAGTATATGAATTGGTCATCTTCAAATGCAGTTGCGCTACGAATTATCGCAATTTGTTTTTTATTAAATGATATAATTACAGCGAAAAAAATTGCTTATGCAGAATTTACAAAGCCTAACACCGGTGTTAAGTATAAGAATATATTGCACAAATTGGAAAAAATATAGAATAATTTTATCCTGAAAAACAGTGATTTATTATTAACATACAAGCCTTTTGAAAATGTTTTTTACTTTTTAAAATCTCTCCTATGGAATAACGTTTTTAAGTTCACAGTAAACTGATTATACAACATTTATCTTTTGTTTATTGCATATTCAACAAACAAAGGGGAGTAAAATTCTTATAAATTGTGTTTTTATAAGAATTAACAACTACAATATGATGGATAAAAAATTTACATGGATACCATTCTATAAAGAATTATCCGATTGGCTACTTGGAAAACAGAATAGCCAACCAGAACTTATATCTACGCTAAAAGAAATCGGTATTACCGGTTTTCGCGATGGCACAGAAAAAGGCAAAGAGATCACACTGCAAGAAATAGACCCGTTCACATTCTTGGCGTATCTCAACAAGTTTCACTCCGATGAAAGGAGAGTTGAAATCTTACAGGATTTAAGGCGTAAGCTACCTTTTAAATGTCCAGAACCGACAGATGTATCAGGCATCCCGACAACACATCCCATGAAAGTGCATCTATTCCCATGGAAGACAATCAGGGGCAACAATGATATAAATGTATTATGGGAATTGTTCGGACAGGTAAAAGAAGGGAAAGTAGATGAACGACTTTTTCAAACGGCATTGAACATTAAAAGTGTCGGAAAGGGAAAGCTCAGCATTGTTCTGTTCTACGCTAATCCGGAAAGATATGTTCCTTTGGACTCCAACACTTCATCGTATTTAAGAAGCAAGAAACTGGGCTATACTTATGATAGCTTTGCATCATATAATGGGTTGTCAGAAAAAATAGTCAAGACTCTTGGAAAACGTCCGTGGGAGATTTCATACGAGGCATATAATTATACACCGGAGAGTGATTCATCAAGTATTGGTAGCATCCGGACTCTATTCGAGAAACTTGAAGATGAATTAGAGGACGATATGGATTACCATATCTTTTATCGAGGACAGTCAGATAAGAGTTTTGGATTGATTCCCTCCATCTATCGAGAGAAATTCTTAATCCAGAATGAAAATAGAATTTTCAGAGATATTATCGCTCAAAGTCCGGCTGATTTCAAAGGGTGTACATCTACCTTTGAGAAGTTGGTCAAGATGCAGCATTATTCCTTGCCGACACGCCTCTTGGATATTACTACAAATCCTTTGGTAGCTCTGTATTTTGCGTGCGAGAATGATGCCGTTGACGGAAAACTGTTCCGATTCGAAGTTCAAACATCAGATATTAAATATTTCGACAGTGATGCTGTCAGTGTTGTTTCTAATATCGCCAAACGCCCAATAGATTTCAGTATCGAAGATTTGAGAGAACTGGATAGGAATGAGTTCAACTCCGAAGAGGAAATCCAATATCTTCTGCATGAAATTAAGTATGAGAAACCCCATTTTCAGAATGTGATTGACTCAAAGGATATCGAGAGAGTCTTTTGTGTAAAACCGATGTTTGACAATCCTCGTATAATCCGGCAGTCCGGGGCATTTTTCCTTTATGGTATCAATGGCAATAAAAGCCAACCAGCATCACTCAACTTCAGCTACAAAGTGTACATCATCAATAAAGCGCAGAAGCGGAAGATCAGGAAGCAGCTTGAAGCCCTCGGCATAGACAAATCAACGTTGTTCCCAGAAGTCGAACACGTGGCCGAGCATATAAAGGACAAATATCATCTACCTAAATAACCTTTCCCTCATTTAAAAAAAATAAGCCGAGCTATTACACGGATAGCTCGGCTCTCAACTTGAAAAATTACATCAAGTCTTAATCTCGTGGTATATCTTGAACTTGCAAGTATTTCTCTACTTTGTATAAATAATACTTAGAAGGGAGGATAGCCTGTAAATAGAGTTTCTTCGATTTTGCTGGTTAATAAATTTAATTGATTGTTTGTTATGTTCAAAGGAAAATTCTATATTTGCGAAATATGATATCCTCCTTCTTGTCTTGAAAGCGGTCTGACTGCTTTAACCAAGGCGAAATGTCTTGGTTTTATAATAAATAATAAGATCAGCATGGCAGAATTAAAGGCAACCGTGTGCTTGCAAGGGAAGGATATAGAAGTGATTTCATCACACATTGAATTTAACCGCAAGACAGATAATAAAGGAAGGCCAGTGACAAATGTTATTGGCGGACGTATTACCATTACCGTTGAATCTACCAGAGAAACTACTATTCTTGAAGCAATGGTAAACAGTCCTTTCAAAGCGATAAGCGGCAAGGTGATTTATTACAACACTAAGGATAATTCAATCTTTCGTGTCGTGGAGTTCAAATACGCGTATATCGTATATTACAAAGAGGTTTACAATGTTGACAGGAAACGCCAAATGTATTCCACCATCACATTTTCTGCGGATATTATTATGATAGGAGACGCATATTTAAGCAATCAATGGTAAGACTGACGATTCCTGCAAGCCTTTATTGGATCTTTCAAAGAAGAAACATGAAATTTAGTTGTTTGGATATTATTGTATTAAGAAATATCACTAACTTTGTTCATTGTGGATGTGGCGATAATGGATTTGCAGCGTCGTTTACTATTTCAATATTTAATGTTCTTATTGCTACATTTTTGTTTTTCAATGGAGTTAAAATAGAATTATGTTAATAACAAAGGTATGAATACTTTGATTCTTGATTTTTTAAACAGCTATGCTGATAATACTAATCCTCAGTATGCCGTGATGCTGAAAGGAAAATGGGGATGTGGCAAAACTCATCTTATAAAAGAATGGAAGAAGAAGTTTGATGGAACCGCAGATACCGACGAGGAAATTACGCTAAAGCCCATTTATATTTCGACCTATGGAATGGATAGCGTGAATGACATCAAGACAGCTATAGATAGGGAATTAAATCCTTTCTTCTATTCGAAAACGGGGCGTTTCATAAAGGGAGTTTTGAAATTAGCCGGTAAGGTAGTCTTCAAGACGAGTATGGATTTTAATGAAGACTCTAAAGAGGATGGTTCATTTTCCGCAACACTGGATTCGTTGTCGTTACTACAAGTGAAAGACGACAGTATAAAAGGTGTAAAGTTTCTGATATTCGATGACATCGAAAGGTGCCTGATAGAGATGAAGGAATTGTTAGGCTTTATCAACTATTTTGTAGAGCATTGTAATTGTCATGTTGTCGTAATTGGAGATGAGAACCACCTTGAAGAACTTCCCAAGGCTGTATGGGATGAGTTTAAGGAAAAGACCATAGGTAGGGAATTTGAAATACAACCTGACATAGAAGAAGCCATCGAATACTTCCTTGGCGAAGTACCGGTATCCGATTATTTGAAAGAAATGCGTGATTTCATTATTGCCTGTTTTATGTGCACAAAATCCGATAACTTACGGGTTTTGAGACAATGTTTATATGATTTTAAAAGCCACTTAAACAAACTTCCTCCCGAGCTGGTTGAAAAGGATAATATCTTTCTTAAAAATATTCTTGGGTCATTTATTGCAGTGTATGCAGAGTATAATAATAGTGAGAACAAAGAGGTAATTTGTAATTGGAGTAGAGATTGTCGGATTTCACTACTCCAAGATAATAATGAGGATAAGCAAAGGATACAGCATCTAAGGGAAAAATATCACTCTTTGAACAAGGAGCTAATTTATGATGTCTTAAATCCGGAGTATGTTACGGCTATTATACAATATATTATCACAGGTGCTCCACTTGTAGAATTTATTGTTACGGAGATAAGGGATAAGCAAAAAGAATTGAAACCTTGGGAAATGCTATCCGGCTTTTTCGATATGGAGCAGCAAAAACTTGAAAGAATTTGTCAAGATACTATAACATCCATATTGGATAGAGAGATAAAAGATGCTTATCAACTTGGTTATAGTATTGCGTATCTATCATACTTTCACGCTATTGGCATTTTCTATTTTATACAGGCTTATATATCTTTAATAAAAGTAAGAATAGCAGAAATGATTGATAGCCAAACCAGTTTAGAGGAACTTTATCAGCTAAGAGGGCTTTTTATTAGTGGATGTAATTATGTAACCACAGATTCCAAGACCCCAATAACGGATGATATTGTGGACTATTTCTTGCAGAAGATGAAATCAAAGATAAATGAGTTGCCGGATCAAATGCAAAAAGCACTGCGTAATTTGACTGAAGGAACAGTAGAACAACTTATAATTATAGACAGATTGCCTTATCCAGATAAAAGTTGTACATACGAACTTCGTGCTATATTTGCATCTGAAGATGCCAATGCTCTTTTTGATGCTATCTGCAAACTAAGCAATAAAAGCAGAAATACTTTTACGCAATTTCTTGCTTATCATTATAATTTTGACTATGATTTACAAGATGTGGGAGACAGATATAAGGCAGATGTTCCTTGTTTACTCAAGTTGAAAGATTTGGTCGGTAATGAAATCAGTATATCAAAAGGAGTGGATAAACTTGCCTTCATAAGATTAAAAGATGCCTTGATTGAAGCTATTAGGAGGTGTGAAGGCAAAAGTGATACATTGCCACCAATGTAGAAGCTAAAAATGGCGTATCGCAAAAAACGGATATGCGATGAAAGAATATTATCTCTATTTGACTAAAAACAGAAGATATTAATAGCTATAAATGAGAATGGGTGGTGGCGGGGAATCGGGAGGTTATAAAGGGAGAAAGGATGCCATAAAAGAGTAGAGCCGTCGGCAGACCGGAGCGCAAAAAAATCCCTCTGCCCGGTCATCGCGACCATGCAGAGGGAACGGTTGAATTATGATTATGTCAAGCAGCTTCGGCAATAGCTTCGTGTTTGGCAGCCTGCGGTTGTTCGGCCTCTTTCAGGCTTTCATCAATCCTGTGCTGGAGTTCCTTACATTCCTGTTTGAGCCTTGACAGTTCATCGGCTTTGCTCCACTGACGGCAAATGATGTCCTGCAATGTGGGAATTTCGCTTTCTATCCGCTCTACCGCCTTTTGTTGCTTCTCGATAAGAGAGGGCAATTTGCTTAATGCTCCATGCGGATATTGTGCCGACTCAACGAAACCAAGCGGCAGCGCACCGCTCAGACCGCATCGGTATTTCAATCCACTTATACCCTCTACAAAGAATGTATTGCGGTCAAACGTACCGTCCATATTATACTTGCTATGCACCAACAAGTTTAGCCCTGCATACGTGCCAACTGTACCATACGCTCCGTTGCGGTAGGTCTTGGCGATACGGTGCAACTCCCGACCAACTTCCTCGGTACTGGCTTGCGGCAAGTTCAAAAGCAGGGTTGCCTTTGCCCCATTATACGAATTGATGTATTCCAAATCCCTCTTGAAATCGGCCTCAGTACGCTTTGCCTTTTCGATTTCTCCCTGACCGGCAGCTATTTTACGCTCGGCACGGATGCGTTCTTTCTTGAAAATAGCCTGTTCCTTTTCAAGCTGCATAATCTTGTTGTCGAGCTTCGTCTTGTTCAGCAAGTCGTTATTGCCTGACAGAATAGCCACGAACTCGGCGAAGTTCATACCGCTGTCCTCATCCATGCCTCCCTCGTCAATACGACGCACGGCGATTGTGCCGTTGTTAATTTGATTGATAAACATCTGCTTGTTTCTCAACAGATTGAACTTGTAGGCGTCAAGGGTCTTTTCCGTGCCGTAAATTACAATATCTACCACATTGCCACCCCACAGCTTTACAGTGTTGCCTTTGCGTACCGCCCTGCCGTTTCGTTGCTCCATGTCAGCAGGTCGCCAAGGTATTTCAAGGTGATGCACTGCCACAGCCCTTTGCTGGGCGTTCACACCTGTGCCTAACATGGTCGTACTTCCAAAAAGAACTCGCACCTTGCCGTTGTTCATTTCTTCAAACAGCTTTTTTCTTGTCCTCTCGGTAGTGGCGCATTGGATAAACTGTATTTCATCAGCAGGAATACCGAGTTGTACCAACTTTTCTTTGATGTCGGCATATATGTTCCATTCGTTCGGTTTGTATGTACCAAGATCGCTGAACACGAACTGTGTACCCCGATTGTCATTCGAGCGTATATAGTAGTCATAGATTGTCCTCGCACAGATAGAAGCCTTGTTATCGGCATCATCCTTGAACTTGCAACCCAACAAGCGCATATCAAGAGCCATTTTTCGGGCTACATTGGTCGCAACCAGCATTTTTGCCTTATCGAGATTGTCGGGTTGCGGAACGTCAAGTCCCAAGTCCTTCCACTGGCCGCTACCGGCAAAAGAAATCAAGCGTCCTATCATTTCCTCCTGCTCGATTGTCGGGGGATAAGAGAGGAAACGCACGTTCTTCTCAGGCACGTCAAGATTTATCATGTCGGCTGTACAGTAATCCGTAATCTCACGCAGGAACATTGCCAGCTCCGGTACTTTGATGTAAGTACGGAAACGCTCTTTGCGCTTCACCGAGCCTGTCACATTCAACTCATAATCTGCCGTTTTCTTTGTGAATATGGCTGCCCACGCATCGAAACAGCTAATCCGTTGCCGTTGAAGCTCCTGCGGACGCAAATACTTGAACATCACATATAGTTCGGTAAGGGCGTTCACGACCACCGTACCCGACAGAAACGTAGCCCCAAGGTCACGACCTGTACGAAGTTGGATGTCACGAATGGCGAACAAGAGGTTCATTGCCCTTTGAGAGCCTTTGGTGTTGCCGATACCTGCCACACGGTTATGGCGTGTCTGAAACATTAAGTTCTTGAAAATATGGCACTCATCTACAAAAATATGGTCTATTCCCATTGTGTGGAAGTCCACAGCATCGTCTTTCCGATTATTGATTTTCATACGCAGTTCTTGTAATTTAGCCCCAAGGTTCTGTTTACGCTTTTCTAACCCCTCCTGCATCTTTCCGCTACGGTAACGCATGGTGGACTGCTCCAAAAATTCAAGGTTACGTTCCACATCGGCAAGCTCTTCCGTGAATATATCTATCATGGTCTCTTCTGACTGCGGTATCTTGGCGAACTGGTCGTGGGTCAGTATGATGCAGTCCCAGTTGTTGTTCTTGATTTTTGAAAAGACCTCTTGCCTGTTGGCAAGGGTAAAATCTTCCTTGCCCGGATAGAGAACTTTGGCCGTAGGGTATGCCTTGCGGAACGTATCAGCAATTTCGTGCACATTCGCTTTCAGTCCGATAATAAGCGGCTTGTGTACCAGTCCGAGACGTTTCATTTCGTAAGCGGTAACACACATTATCATCGTCTTGCCTGTGCCTACCTCATGCCAACAGATACCGCCTCCGTTCTGCTTAATCATCCAGATAGCATCTTTCTGTGAGGGATAGAGGCTATCGTATGGAAATTGCCCGAAAGAGAGCTGCGGAAAGGTTTGTGCCGAACCGTCATAGTGCGGCCTAACATAGCAGTTGAAACGCTCGTTATATACCCTTACCAGCTCGTCCCGAACCTCTATCGGCTGCCTGTCAAGCCAGCAGTTGAAACGGTCTCTAATCTCCTGTATCTTGGTGGCTGCCTCTTGTATGGCTTCCTCGTCCGGCACACGCACCTTATCACCATTGCGGTATATCTTTTTCGTAATTTCGGGTACAGTATCATGCAGGGCATGAACAAACAAATCCTCACCGTTATAGTTGCGGACGAAATAGGTGTTGTAAGCCACCGGAGAGTAACTTTGCAGACGTACCATGTAGGTGTCGTTCACATCGAAATACATTACACTTGTCTCTACCTTGAAAAGTTCAGTTGCAAAATCGGCGTATAACTTTGTGTCAATCCAACGCTCGCCCATGTTAATATCGAGTTCCTCGTAGGGTATCGCTTCGGGTGTCGCATCCGCCAAAGCCCTTACAGCAGTTTCCGTCCAATCTTTTTCCCTGTCCGTGAGTTCGGACAAGTAAGAACCTATCTCCTTGCATTTGGCTATGACATTGCCTGAAAGGAACTTGCCTTTATGCTCCCACTCCCCGATAGCGGGATTGTAAAATATTTCACCTTTGAGGTCGCCGATGATTTCTTCCTCGGCACTGTCCGTGGACTGCATCAGGTAGTCCATATCAACCTTGCCGTAGAAATTCAAGCTGCTTGCCAACGCTTCAATCGGTGTCAGCCGTTTGTTCGGGTCTATCTTCTTGAACGCCACAGGTTCACGCATGATGTCGGACTTGACTAAATCTTTTCCAAGCTGCATTTCTATTGTAAAGACTTCCACACCGAGGCTGTCAAGCATGATAAACTCCTTGTTGTCGTTCTCGTGGAAACAGCCCCATTTGGCAACAAAGGCATCGTATCGGGCGTTCAGCTCTCTACGCAATCCGTTATCCTCTTTTTGTTCTTCCCTTTCTTTGATTGACAGTTCAAAGTATGCTTTGCGTATAGGAAAATAATCTTTCGCCCTATCTGTATTGACCTTACCCTCGTCCACCGGCACAAAATCAATGGCTACCTCTTGATAAAGACTTGATTTTCGATATTGGATAGTACCCACCTGGCCCTCAAACAGTACCATTGCGCCGTCTTTCATCCATGCTTCCACCCCATCCGTGTAGGCTCGTTTACCTTTTTCTACTTGTTTCATCGCTACATTCCCGAAAAGGGACATTTGCATATGTTCGCTGCCCTGTCCGTTCCCTGTGAAAAGACTTTTGCGGAAATATCGACCAAAGTCGAGTTTCAGCAGTGCGGCGAGATATTGCGACATGGCATTTTCATTTCCCTGCCATTGGTATTTGCGCACATATTTTCCGTATTGGTTCTGTACAATGCGGCTACCTGTTGCAAGGGTAGTTTTCGGCATGGTAAACAATTTGTTGGCGTATTCGGTCATTGTGCCTATGGCGTCCGCCTTTTCCCTGCCTACTTGTAAAAACAGTTGTTCCCGTTGTGAGAGTACCGTCTTGTGCGTGTGCTTTTGGAATATCAGCAGGTCACTGCCTACCTCTATACCGCTTGTCTGCATGAAAAGCATATCGGGCAGACGGATTGCACTTATCAGGTCTGCATGATTTACAAGATATTCACGCACGAACTTGTTACCGGGCGTGTCGGCTATGCCCCTCGATGTGATGAAAGCCAATAATCCACCCTCATTCAACAACTCCATCGCTTTGACAAAAAAGTAGTTGTGTATGGTCTTGGTGGCCTGTTCGTACATACCGCCTTTCTTCCACAGCTCCGCATCGAATACCCGGAAATTGCCAAACGGGATGTTGGAGGCTATGACATCGAAAGTTGTATGCTCAAAACCTTGTTCTCCAATGGTTTCAAATGCAGCCGTCCGTGTTAGCGTGTTCTCATGGAGCAGGGAAAGTATCATCCCCGAAATGAGATCTTTCTCAATGGCATAGTCATACGTGCCGGACATGGCTATGGGCAGAAAACCGCCTATACCTGCACTCGGTTCGAGAAATGAACGCATTTTGAGGCCGTTTTCGCTGAACGTGGCGTGTATCTGCCGCACCACTGCATCAACAAGGAATTTAGGAGTGTAAAATGCTGTCAGTACAGATGCTTTGATACCCTCTATGACATTGTGTCGCATGGGTTCTGTGAAATGAGGGTAAGCATTGATTAACTCCTGCAATCTTTGTATCGGTTCTTGCATATCACCACCTATGGGCTTGTCCGTACCTATATTCAACACTTCTTTGATACCCCCGAAACCAGAATATCGGGATAAAATTTCTTTTTCTTCCGCAGTGGCCTGCCTGCCTTGAACTTGGATTTTCATTGCCGTTTCTATGGCTTCCACGTTCGCTACCAATGACTTCAATTTGTTGTAACTCATAATTTAACCTTTCTTTTTTTCCCTTTGTTCGGTCTGTTTGCGACCTCTGGGATTTATTTTTCTGCCTCCAAAAGGTGGCGGAAACAATCGGGACAAGGCTGATGCGGAAAAATACGCTCGACAGACGGAGAGGAAGATTTTTGCGGCTCACTCGCGGCGGAACGCCGGCATTGGCAAGATTGGAGCAGCCTATTACCTTTGCGGGAAAATAAGTCCACGAGAGGTCGCACGGCAGCAGCAAAACGATAATAAATGACAATCAAATAGAAAGGGATGAATAAAACTGTAAAACAGGGGTGTTAAAACAGGGTAACGGACAATCGGAACGGATTGCCCGTACTATAATCGGAGGAAGGTGAACTATAAAGGGAGGTGGAATCGGGTGGATTGGCCCATCTCTTGATAATTGCAGACTATTACTCTCAGAATGACGACTATATTAAATGTCGTAAAAAAATGCAACGGACTATTTTTTTTGTATCATGAGCGTATTATTCAGCAAATTAGTTGTATCTTTGTAATCGCATAGATTTTTTTGAAATGAAAACAGCTATACAGATTGCTAAAATAAGAGCAGTGGTACTCTACATCATGCAGAGTTTCACTCAAGGAGTGGACTATATAAAGTTATTTAAAATACTTTATTTTGCCCAACAGGACCATCTTGTCAAATATGGCAAAGTGATTGTCGAAGACTCTTTCAGAGCATTGAAGCATGGCCCGGTGCCAGCCTATACCTACAAGGCACTGCAAATTGCAGAAGGCAAACCCTTGGATGGGAATTTTGACGAGTTCCTTTCAGACATAGAGGTTCGTGACAAGAAGGTATATACTTCTGCCGTACCCGATATGGACTATATATCAGGTGCCAACAAACGTTGTCTTGACGCTGCTATCGCTAAATATAAGGATACAGACCCTTATGACTTGTCCGATTTGTCGCATGACTCGGCATGGGAAGAAGCGATGACACGCATTCAGGATGATCCTCAAAAAAACTTCATTACCATTATAGATATAGCCCGGGCAGGAAAAGCTACCAAGGACATGGTAGATTATATCCGAGAAAAGCAGATTGTCAAGAACGCTTTATCTTAAATCAAATGGACGACAAAACCGGTGCATTGGAAAAGCTGAAAGCTATAATGGCCAAAGCTGAGCAAGTAGAGATGTCATCAGTCAAAATTGGTGACATTATTTATGTCCCCTTGGACGAAGAGGACGGACTGATACTAAAAGACGGATATAAAGACCGTAATAAATATATTGTTATTATCGGCTTTACTCCGGAAGGTGTCGCTATCGGTGCCTTACTGATAAATTCGGAAATAGATTCTTCCAAGAGGTCGGAAGAGCTACTGGACTGCCAATATCCTTTGATGGTTCGGAACTATCGTGATATTCTGGACTATGACAGTTGGCTGGATTGTTCCGATATATTCGAACTTTCAAAATTAAAAATCACGGAAAAGAACGGTAAACTGAAAGGTTGCCTGATTTCCGAAGACAGGGAACGGGTAATGCAGTTTCTAAGAGAGACAGAGGTGTTCGATAATGCAACTAAAAGACGTTATGGCATTATTAAATAATGGCGTTAAATCATAGGGAATGGATAGAATAGGTTTAGATACCAGAATTTCAAGGAAAGAATCGTTTCTATTGGCAAATGACGGTTTGTATTTAGGCAGATTGTCGTTGAACACATCTACTCCTGATTCCATATCCAACAACGAGAATATATACGGTAGTCACTTTTCAAGTATATCTTTCAAGAATCGGTATTCCATATATGGAAGTCCCAGTTCATCGTTAAGTCCATACAATCCGAATACATTAACCCCACCAGTTATTTATTTAAGAGGTGAGAAAATCGGTTGTTTGAGTAAAAATGTGAATCTTACAAATCGTGTAGATCCGGACGTGCTTAATGACTGGATGATAAGTCAGCGATTATTTGATTAGTTTTCCATACAGAAAAATACATAAGTCTCCAATCGTAAATTGGGAACTTATGTATTTAGTAGGTCAAATGCTGATGCCGTCCTTTAAAACGACTGGAGTTATCGTTGTAAGTGACAACTTCTTCAGACATCATTAATCTCTACTTTCCAATCTTATACATATTATCACGGGAGTCAAACCGCACACCGCAAAAAATGTAGTCAGGTGTACGCACTGCCCTTGCCGTGTATATATCCTTGCAGTTGCATTCTTCAAGGTATCCTGCCAAACTATCCACCATAATAGCGCAACTTAACTCCGCTGTTTGATGCTTGAACCGCCTGCCGTTTATTTCGACTAACACATAAGGGGTAAAAAAATCAAACGGGCTATTGCTTTCGGGGGATAAGATGCCAATGTCTATCAGTCTGACAGGATTTAACTTTTCGTCCTTTGCCTTGTCGTTGTCCTTTTCAATTTGTTCACGTAGCAAGCGAAGGTAGCAATCTTTCTTCGCTTCAAAAGTATGTATCGACTTAATCCACTCACGAATCCGTTTCTTAAAGTATGCCATACTATTGGAAACAAAGAGCGTTATCCGTCCGTCTATGACAAAACCGTAATCGGTCATACCACTCCATTTACCCATACATTTATGTCGTACAGGCTCCCATGTCTTGCCTCCTACAAGGGCGACAAATTCATCTACTGCTGCTTTCTCTTTCCTTTTCATTGTATATAGTTTTTAAAATTCAGGAATAGTTGCTTTCTCAATCAAAACGTTGTCGGCATAATACTCAATCGCCCCCATCGTAACACCAATATCCTGACAAACTGTTTTGAGATAGTTTTGATAGTCGTTTCCAGAAAAGTTCTTACCACATAAGTTTTTGAAAATCATCGGAATGGATATATCGTCTGTACTTGATAGTATCACTTTGCCATTCTGCCTAATCTCTGTTTTCATAATGCTGTTTTTGTTTTTATTGTTACTATTTCCCTTTGTTCGGCCTGTTTGCGACCTCTGGGATTTATTTTTCTGCCTCCAAAAGGTGGCGGAAACAATCGGGACAAGGCTGATGCGGAAAAATACGCTCGACAGACGGAGAGGAAGATTTTTGCGGCTCACTCGCGGCGGAACGCCGGCATTGGCAAGATTGGAGCAGCCTATTACCTTTGCGGGAAAATAAGTCCACGAGAGGTCGCACGGCAGCAGCAAAACGATAATAAATGACAATCAAATAGAAAGGGATGAATAAAACTGTAAAACAGGGGTGTTAAAACAGGGTAACGGACAACCGGAACGGATTGCCCGTACTATATCGGAGAAAGGTGAACTATAAAGGGAGGTGGAATCGGATGGATTGGCCCATCTCTTGATAATTGCAGAATGACGACTGTATTAAATCATAGGGAATGAGTAAGTCTTTTTGATAAGGCAGAATGCAGTTCGGAACAGGCAACCAGAAAAACAATGTTTTTTGTTTGCTTATCCGCCAATTTTTCGTTATCTTTGTCAAAATGAAGACAGCAGACGGTACTTTCGGGTACGGTCATTGTCGTGACATGGAAGATTCATACTCGGCTTGGAAACAGGCGGAGATTGATATACATATTATACGTTCACTGAACGTCTTGGAATAGAAAACTGACACTTATCAAAAAGACAAGATGTATAGCAAAATATTCATACTGTATGTTTATACAGCAAGGGTTTGCTTATCTGCCTTTTAGGTATGGCAGTACCTCTATTCCGGAATAGCGTAGGTTCATGCTGTTCTTTAGGGTGCAAGGTGGACATAATTCTTAAAAACACATTGAATATGAAACAGATTTCCTTGCACGTGTATCAGTCCATCGACGGTTGTCCGGCTCCTTCGGACAAGCATTTTGATGCGGCTGTGGATGCCTCCAGTTGTGTGCTGATTGACGAAGAAACTTACCTGCGTATTTATATGAACCATTTGGGTTGGCCGATTACGGCGAAAGAGACTTTGGTTGTGACGAACGGCGGCATCGACCTGACGGAGAATGAACGAGTGAAGTTCATCCAAGGAGATGCAGTGGCAGAACTGAGACAGATGAAGGAAGACGGCGACGGTATGGTGGTGGCTTACGGTGAGGAAATCGGGGCTTTACTCTTGGATAACGGGCTGGCGGACGAAATCACAGTGACAACCGTTCCGGTACTAATCGGCGGCGGCGAAAAGGCATTGGAATGCGGATTGAATGACGGCAGAGCTTGGATTGTGCGGTCAAATAAGGTGCTGGTGGACGGAAAAATGAGGACGGTGTACGGGAAGGTCTAATATGACAAATAGATATTATAGCAAAAGTGCAGCAACCAATTGCTGCACTTATTTATAAAAAGACGTGCCTTAAACATGCTAAATAGGCGAAAAGTAAGGCAAGTATATTACTTTTTAAGCCGAATACTAAAAAAGGTAGAGAAAGATATAAGGAGGATGGAGCCTCCGAAGATATAAAAATACAGCAACACCAACTAAACCGGCACATAGGTAAAGCCGGGCAATACATCAGAACTAATAGCGTACTTTGCCATATCACGCTATGGCTGACAAAACAGCCTTTACATGAATGGCAAAGGAGTCACCGCTACGGCTCGGAATATGCGAAAACAAGATGGCTGTTATACGATTGAGCTGCCATAGAGATTTAGAACTTTTAGTCCATTCGCTGTAGCCTTACGATAAGTATAAAACGTACCACCCTTGGGTTTGCCGTCATACCAGGCAATAAGAGACGAACTTTGAAAAACCATATAGTCGTTGCGTCGAAGCAAACAGCCATGGTAGTAGTGTTCGCTCAGGATGATAACATCATCCGAGTTACAGAGAATAGTATCATACCGGGCTTTCATCGCATCGTTCCACCGCTCGGATTGTCCGCGATACGGTACTACGGCAATAACTTGCAGACCTGACAATTCGGACTGCAACGCAAGAGCAACTTCTGCCGCCAGCATATCAAACCCCATGGCACAACCACAGTAAAAATGACGATAACCTCCAGCGTATGCCTTGGTTATCGCTGCCTTTAATTGCAGCTTCAGTTGCTTCCTGTATAGGAATGGAATATTGCGGTGTCCACTGAAGCAAACGGACACTGCCTTATCATACTTTGTCTGGGTCATATTATTTCACTTTGTAATGGGTTCTTGCGAGGAATATACCTCCGAGTACATTAGCACCAAGGCTTTCAAGCTGATTGGCATAGGTAGCATAACTCAGCCCTTTGGTTATCACATCATCAAAGACTACCACAGACCTGCCGTTGAAAAAGGCCGAATCAAACTCAATGACGTTTACCTTACGGACTTCTTTCTCTGCCTTACGGTTTTCGTGAATGGTTAGCCTCTCACCACTCACTGATACATGGTCATAACCATTGATAGCTCCCGTCAGTTCGCATACTCTTTGGCAGAATGCTTTGTAACGTATCTCGTTCTTCTTATCGGTGGATGCCGGTACGGGAGAAAATACAATGTTAGTACATGATGTTCCATAACGTTCGGTCATGTTGGCTGCCGTGCGTTGAGCAACCTCTTCGTATGCCCGTCCATCCTTGAAATCAAAGACTAACTTGCGGTCTGCTATCTCACGCTCACTCACATTGCGTATGCGTGCAGGAAAATACTTACAGAACCATGCCTGTGGCTTGTCCAACTGTTTTTGAAGTTCTATGTCTATCGTCTTTGCCATAACTCTGATAATTTTTCTTTTTCCCTCTTTTTGAAGGCTGTTCAGCCTGCTGAGGGATATTTTCTGCCATCAACTGCCGCCCAAGAATACCGATAAGACAAAACGGGGACAAGAAATACGCTCTGACGTGTCAGAGGAAGATTTTTCGTTCCAGCGATAGTGGCGATTTGATGTTTGGTAAAAGGCGGCTTACTTTGCGGAAAATATGACTACAGCAGAGCTAACCGACAAACAGAATATGCTTTCTTACTACAGGCGGTTGTCATATAGACATGTAGAATAGGTGCAAGATTTATAAAAGGAATGGGTGGGCAGTGGAACGTCTGTGGCTTGCCGGTCCAAACTTCCCGATGAAGTGACCATACAACTTAGTCTCAAATCTGGCGAAGCGTAAACCTTGGCAGTTTGTGACCGAGGTGTACGGTCTTTTCATGTTTGGCTTCCGTAAAGAGTCTTTCACTCACCCCATAGCAGCTCTGCTGCCATAAGGTGAGTGAATGTCTCTTGCGGACAAGTCCTGTGACGCTCCGCTGATGGTGTGGGGCGAAGCTATAAAAACAAACAGACGGCATTGCCGGTTACAAAAGAACAGATAGCAGAGGTCGCTGCAAGGACAACAGATTGGCTTGATTGACACTTGTGGCAAATGTGCCATCGTCCTTGCTTTGCCCCAAAGACGGGTACACAGCATATAGCAGACTTGTATGCCATTTGCCGTGTACCGGTCAGGGCGAACATCTTCTATAAAAGTTGAGCATGTACAATTAAAAGAGGAAATTGTATGGGTAAGACTTTATGATATAAAAGTGATATGGCTTATAAATTATCGGTGCTATTTTAGATTAGTGCCACGATTTTGCTAACTTTGCAAGTGAGTGAAAACGAATTTGATATAAGTAATGAAGCCATAACCCCCATATCCGATTATGTCGAAATACACCGTAATGTTGTAAATAACCAGATTGAAACGGGCTGCTTCATTCAAATAAAAATACGATGAATGCAAGACTATTGTTCATACTCCTGCTTTTCACAATTGGGGCATTGTGGTATATTATCGGCTACTGGCGACGAAAAGCAGGAGAAGCGGCATTCGCCGCCGCACGGTTGACCGAAAAGAGCGAGGAACGTGAACGTTACTGTCGTCTGGCGGTAATTGCCGGTCATCGGGAAGCCTGCCGTATGTTCTGTCTCTTGCATCCCGAACGGTTTGATGGCCATTCTCCCCATAAGCCGTTCAAGTTACGAGGCATCCGAATCTCCTTTTACGGATATTACTATCCGTCACGATACAATGCGCTGCTCAATGATGAACAGAGGGCTTTCTGCCATTCCATCTACCAGTTCAAACAAGGAGATATACACGGAATCGAGTTCTTTAAAACGTGTATGAATGCCTTGCAACTGAAAAAGAGACCTTACCATATAATGTTCATGCCGTGTAGCAACTGGATAAAATACGGTCAACGGTTCAAACGGCTCGACTGGTACATCGGAAAGCACCGACAGGATTTAACTTCAGGACTGTACGACGTTGATATTTGCGATGCACGAGAAAGCCTGCATGAGGCCAAAGGTGGAGAGAAGCGTATCCTCGAACGAAACTACCTCATTACCGGAAAAATCAAAGGGAAAGAGATTATCATCATAGATGATGTGCTGACAACCGGGCAAAGCGTGGTGGATTACAAGGAAGAGATAGAACGGTGCGGTGGCAAAGTAGTGGCGGCTATCTTCTATGGCAAGACGCTCTCCATGCCTTCGATGCTCCTTGTACAAATACACGTCTGGGGCAACCATATTGCCCATATTATTGAACGGATGACAAAGTAACCGGAACGTTTTCAGCCCTTTTCACTTCTCTTTTACAAACCTGCCAATGCTGATATACACTCCTGCCGGATGGATTGGATATAATCGAGTATAAGCGAGGGGCTGATACTCCTGCCATTGAGTTTGCAGGTGATATGCAGGTGTTCGCCGGTGCTGCGTCCTGTGGAGCCGGTAATGCCAACCACATCACGAGGATGAACTATTGCCCCTTTGACGATAAGAATTTTAGAGAGATGACAATAACTGACGGTGTACCTACCATGCCGCAAGGTTACATACTTGCCGGAAGTCTTGTCCTGTCCGACCTTCACGACCACACCCTCCATCATGGCCATCACCTTGTCGCCACGTGCGCGCAAGTCCAGTCCGCCATGAAATTTACTCTTTCCCGTAAACGGGTCCTTACGGTAGCCATAAGGCGAAGTGACCTTGATATAACGTAACGGGTAACTTACACTCAAGTAACGATCCATCCACTTTTTCTTATCCATATCTGCGGATACCGGGATACCTGTTGAAACTTCCTGTACGGAAATCTCGCTTTCGGATGCCGGTTCCGCTTGGTCTAACCCCATATCCAATACCTCCATCTTGTAGCGTGTTGGGGTAACGGCAACGGTATTGAATTGTGCTTTGGCTGGCGTGATACATAATGAGACACCCGTCATCATCAATAATAAAATCTTTCTCATGGCAGCAAAGTTAGCACGCTCTTCTTATGGTCTGTCCATTGCCGACTGTTTTCTCTCCAAATATAACTATTTAATCAATTTTGAATATGATTATTTGCGAAAAATCATATTCAAAACATTAAAAATACCACTTTATAATCACTTATAAAGAAATGTTTTAGTCATCAGATAAGAAATCGCTCTATATTTGCTGAGTATAATTTTATAACATCGTTCAGAATATGAAAAAAGAACAATTTGAGTTCAACGAACTGCCTTATCCGACATTGGCCCGCTTTGGGCTTACCCAAGAAATGATTGAAGATTTGCCCCTGTGTATCCTGAAAGAAATCGGGAAAGGCGGCTACTCGCCGGTACTGCCCATGCGTGTCACTAACGAGAATGGCGAAGTAATCGAGAGTCGCAGTCGGTTTGCCTTTATCCGTATGGATAGCGGCGAGGTGGATGTGGTTTTTTATCCCACACTGAAGTCGTCACCACTGGAATGCTACAACGAGGAGCAGCAAAAACAGTTGCTTGACGGCAAATCCATCATTGCAGACGTGGCTATGGCGGACGGACGACGCAGTAAAGCTTTCGTGCAAATCGACGAGGAAACAAAACAGGTGATGTATGTTCCGACACCCATCATCGCCCGTAACCTGAAAGTGCTGGCAGAGGTAATGTACTTAGGTACAGTAGAAGTTAACGGAATGCAGCATGGTGAGCCTCTGACGGTGGCAGTGGATGGCGAACCTGTCACGGTAGGCATCGACCTTCACAACAAGACGGGCATCCGTTTCTGCGCAGGTGACGCGCAGAAATGGAAAGAGCAACCCAAGCGTGAATGGGATAAGTACACCTTCGGTTGCTACGGTTGCTGGGTGATGGATGATGACGGCAATCTCGACTACGTTCCAGAGGAGGAATACACCGAAGAACTGTGGAACGAACAGAAGAAAAGCGGTGAGCGTAACCGAGCGGCAGGTATTCACAAATAAGACCTATTTAATATAAGCGTATGGCACAACAGATATATTATCCCGAAGAGATTCTCGTCGAGAAGATGCAGAGCGGCGAATACGGCTGGCTCGATTACATCAACCATTTTTCTGCCGAGTGGCAGGAGGAGTACGCCCATTACTGTGAGGCAAAAGGACTCACGGTCTGCGAAGATTCTGCCGCCGGGTTTGTCCGTTTCAAAGACGAACAATTGGAAGCGGCTATGAAATACGGCAACGCATAACAAGTAACCATCATAACATCAGACTATGACGATACGAACAAATACTAATCCTCGGCAGATGGACTTGCAACCCGAAATGCGCAATCTACTGATGCGTAACGGACTTCAAGCCCATGTCGCATTTGACGGAGGCGGCTACCGGCTGATTGTGCAAGGGCATGATTCACCGTTATTGGTCTATCCTATAACAGAACGACAGATGTTGGCTCTGACGGACTGGGGAACGAATACGGCCAACAAGAAAGCCTACAACATACTCACGAGTATCATAGGAAAAGACTTCTATATGCCGAAAAATTTCGTCCATGCCCGCAATGCCAACGGTCGCGTGGCGATGGGGCTACATGGCTACCGCATCGGTATCGGTGAGTACGGACACATGGGGCGACTGGGTATGCCCCCTCCATTCCTTGGTTGGACACCACGCGAACAGTGGGGTTTCCACCTACGCAGAGTTGGTGGGCAGCTTTTCTTTCCGGGGCCATCCATCGTACCCGAACGCCCAGACGGGCGCATGAAGCCCGGCGAACTGCAATCGGGTGGCTACGGCTTTTACTACAAAGGCGGTCAACAGGAGCAACCCATTGTACAGCAAGATGTATTGAAGAACTTGCAGGAGGTCATTACACCGCTTGTCAGCCGTCCGCGCAGCAAGGAACCGGCACAAGCATACAAGGAGTTGATTGCTTCACCAGTCTATTTTTCCAACGAGAAATGGTCGGAGTGCCTTACTTCGCACGGTCTTATCGTGGATATGGAACGGAGGACACTGACCGTACAATCGGAAAGTGTCAATGCCGATATGGTCTATGACCTGACGGAAGAAGAAGTGAAAAAACTGGCTACCGCATCCATCGAGGAACAACCTGTGGAGAAACGGCTGGATCTGCTGAACGGCATTATCGGAGCGGACTTTGCCGATAAAGTAACGATGGAACAGCTCAACAGCGAACAACGCATCAGTATCGGCCTGCATCCCGAAGTGCGGCATGAACTGGAAGAACGGCAGCGGCAGGAACAAGAATTATTCATGCAGCAAGAAACTCCGATGCGGCAGGAATACATACAGGGCAGTATCGGTGCAGCCGTGGACGGTCGTGACCTGCAACTACTCAACGGAAGCAAAGGCTGGTATCGTGAGGAGAAACATGGCCGGGAAGTAGAGGTCAGTGACATTGCCGTGCAACCAGCACAGACGGAGGGTAAATACAAGATGTCCGCTGTTATTGACGGACAGGTCATCAGCCACGAAATCAGCCAGAAAGACTACGACAAGTTTCTTGCTGTGGATGATTACCACCGGATGAAACTTTTTTCGAAGATTTTCAACGAGGTGGATATGAAGACACGTCCTGAAGCGAACAAGGGGCTTGGCGTGAAGATATTCGCTGCCCTTACCGCCGGTGCTGTGGTGGCATCGGAAGTCGCACATGGCTTCCATCACCACCACTCTCCGGAGTTCTATGGCGAACGTTTCAGCGGACCGCCACATCCATACTTCAAGCCCGGCGTAGATACACCGAGAGATGTGGCCATCCGTAATTTCGAGGCACAGATGAATCAAGATATTAATGAAATGAGAAGAGGGAGGTAAACCTATGAGAGACGGAGACCTTACATACGATGACTTTCTGCAACGACTAAACATCCAGGACGTATTGATTGACGCAGGGTATCACCTGAACCGTCGTGACGGTCTGCGCTATCCCTCGTATGTTCGTTTGGACAGCGACGGCAGACGTATCCGTGGTGACAAATTTATTGTGACACAACAAGGAAAATGCTGTTTCCACGCACAACAACAGAAAGTTTATAACATCATTTCCTTCATCAAGGAGCATCCGCACTTTTTCACGGAGTACCATGCGGGTATGTCTCCGGACAGACTGGTGAATCTTGTCTGTAACAGATTACTGAACATTCCTGTCACTGAACGGAAAACCCGAATAGTGAACCCTAAACGAGATGTAAAGCCATTTGACATAGCGGATTACGACATTCATAAGTTCAATCCGCAGAATCGGGAAACGCAGAAAAAATTTTATCCTTATTTTAAAAGCCGAGGTATCGACCTTTATACACAATATGCCTTCCATCGGCATTTTTATCTGGCTACGAAACATCGGGAGGACGGTGCGACCTACACGAACCTGTCCTTTCCACTAACCCTGCCCAAAGGCGACGGAGCGATTGTGGGACTTGAAGAACGAGGACGTGCCCGTATGGACGGGAGCGGCAGCTACAAAGGCAAAGCCGCAGGGAGCAATTCAAGCGAGGGACTGTGGATTGCCAGCCCTGCCCGCACTTCTCTCACCTCCGCCAAACATATCTATTGGTTCGAAAGTGCTTATGATGCGATGGCATATTACCAACTTCATCAGGCACAGAACAAGGATCTGCGAAAGGCGGTATTCATCTCTACCGGAGGGGCACCGAGCCAGCAGCAATTCATAGGAGCGATAAAAGCAACTCCCCATGCCTCACATCATCTTTGCTTCGATCATGACCGTGCCGGACAAGTCTATGCTATCCACTTTGCTCTCACTCATGCAGGCTGGAACTTCTCCACCTGTCTGTCACAAACCGGCAGACTGATTGTACAGAACAACAGCGAAGACTATTCACAGTATGAAATAGAACTTGAACCATTCAATTTTGAAAAGATTACAGCCATTCTGGGTATAAATGATGCAAAACAAAATTTGAAGAATGGGGAGCGTGACGACATGGGAATTGGTGACGGCTATCTACAGGAAATGAGAATGGTTTGTATGGATGAGTACGAAATGGCTCGTGACGAAGGTTCTGCCAGTGAGGAAGAATTAGAGAAAATGAGAAGCAATCTGGAAGCCATCGAAAAAGCGATTGATGCTTCCATTTCCGGTCCGGAAGCTACAGGATGCATCTTGTATGAATCTGCCGCAGAGGGTTATAAGGATTGGAACGACCAGCTACTCGGCAAACGGATAAAACCAGAGAAGGATAACCTTGACGATTGGGAGATCAGCGGTAAAGCCACGCTGAATCATGCCTTGTCCGATTTGCCCGAAGTCAATCCGGAACATATCCGAAACGGATTATACGACGAAGCAGACCATGAGGCTGTGCGAAAGCGTCTTGAACGTGCGGACAGAGTAATATTCTCCTTTGAAACCAATGACCAAGGAATGTCAGATAAGGGTTTTCAGGAAATGTACAAGATACGGGAAGAACTTGCCCGGTTGGAAGTGGATATAACCAATTCTCTTTCCGGAATGAGAGAAGACTTTCATTCCCGTTTTCACCGATAATCCATAAAACCTATGCAGAGAACTTGTCACAAAACCATTGTCATCCATCCACATACCGGGCAATTTGTCATCAACGAGCTGCCCACTCTCGTGCTGTGCGGCACTGTATGGGTGTACGGAGGCATGGAAGGGCTGCCATTGACAGCTATTGCCACAGTAATTGCCTTGATACTCTCGTTACTGTTACTCTACCGTTATCTCTACCTGCGGCGAATCCGTTATTGCATCGGCACGGAACAACTTGTCAGTGAATACGGTATTATCCGTCGCAAAGTGGATTATATGGAGCTATATCGTATCGTGGATTTTCAAGAGCACCAAAGCCTGCTGCAACAATTTTGTGGGCTGAAAACCGTACGTATCCTTTCAATGGACAGAAACACGCCCCGTCTTGACCTGATCGGTATCTTCCATAGGGACGACCTCGTGTCAATTATCCGTGAACGGGTAGAAACTAACAAACGAAAAAAGGGAATATATGAAATCACGAATCATTAGTCTGGGGCTGGTTGCCTCGCTGGTATGCCTGCTTCCACAGGTGGCAGAAGCCCAAATTGCGGCTTCCAATCCGTTGGAATGGACTGCATTGGCCGAAGGTAACGAACTGATAAACGGGCAGATTGAAAAACAAATAAAGGGACAGACACAAACAGCCTTGCTCCAAAACAGCATCGCTACCGAGTTCAACCAAATCCACAAGTGGGAGAAGCAGTACAACAGTTACCTCAAGACAGCAAGCGGTTACGCTTCATCACTGAAAGCCTGTACGCATCTCTACAATGACGGTGTGCGGATTTTCCTCACGCTGGGGAAATTAGGCAAGGCCATCCAAAACAATCCGCAGGGCATTGTGGCCAGTATGAACATGAACAACCTCTATATAGAAACAGCAACGGAACTTGTCTCTGTTTTTACATTGCTGAATGACGCTGTGGCCAAAGGTAGCAACGAAAACATGCTTACGGGGGCAGAACGCAGCAAGACGCTATGGGCGTTGAACGACCAACTATCGGATTTTAGCCGGAAGTTACATCTGCTCTATTTGAGCATACGGTACTATACTTTCAATGATGTGTGGAACAACGTAACGGCAGGAATGCTTGACCGTGACAACGGTGAGGCAGCTCGTATGGCTCTGTCCCATTGGCACAGGGCGGCAGCTCTCGTCCGATAAAATATATCAGTTATGAAATGGACAATTTGGATAAGTATATTACTGCTGTGTCTTACCGGTATCGGTGAGGTACAAGCGCAGAATGACCCTGTACTGGCCGGAATGATTGCAGTATATACCGAAAAGGCAGAGAAGGAGCTGAAGAATCAGGAAAAGGTCATGCTGATGCAGACCACCGGACATATTTGGACAAAAGAAGAAGTGCAGGCGACAACAGACCTGCAACGAGAGTTTAATAACTATCTAAACTCTTTCCGGTCAATAGTCTGCTATGCGGCGCAAACTTATGGGTTCTATTATGAGGTATCGAGGCTGACAGACAATATGGGCGACTTCACCAAACAATTGAAGCGAAGTCCAGCCAATACGCTTGCCGTAGCCCTATCCACACAGCGCAACAAGATTTATAGGGAACTGATGATGAACAGCGTGGAAATTGTGAACGATATACGCACAGCGTGCCTTTCGGAGAACAAGATGACGGAAAAAGAGCGTATGGAAATTGTCTTTGGCATCCGTCCAAAGCTCAAAACAATGAACACAAAGCTGCAACGACTGACCAAAGCGGTAAAGTACACGACAATGGGCGACATTTGGCGGGAAATCGACGAGGGTGCACATCCCGAAGCCGATAAACGTAGTATCGTGGACGCAGCCAAGCGACGTTGGCGACAGATTGGAAAGAATGTAAGACCTTAAAAATGTAATGATATGGGAATTTGGGATTCAATATTAAAATATGGCGGCAAAGCAGCAAAAGCTACCGGAAGAAGTATGGGACATGCTGCACTGCATCCTTCACAAACCTTACGGGGCACAGGACAAGCCGTCAAGACCGCAGCCATCGGCGGTGCAGTCGGTTATGTGGGTTGGGAGAAACTAACCACAGATAAGAGCGTGGTACATATCGTAAGCGATGCGGTCATAGGGAAATCGGCTACGGATACCCTTGCAGATGCAGCGGACGGTGTGCGAGAACTGACAAGCAAAGCCGGAGAAGCAGTCGGTTCCGTCAGCGGTACGGTAGCCGGCATAGACTCAAAACTGGGTGGAGTATCGAATTTTCTACGGCAAGTCTCCAATGGCGGAGTTTCCGATATGTTCGGTAACTTTTTCCGTAATCTCGGACAGGGTAACGTGTCGGGATTGAGTATAGCGGGACTGGTCGCAGCAGCATTTCTTATATTCGGACGCTTCGGCTGGCTGGGCAAGATTGCCGGTGCATTTCTCGGCATGATGCTTATCGGTAACAATGCCGGTATTTTCCGCACACCTGATACGAGAAGCATACAACGAATACAGACACCCGCTCTTCCCGTTGAAGAACAGACGAATAGCGGGGGGATGAAAAGATAAGAATAAGAATCAAATATAATCACATAATGAAATATACAGAAGAAATGATCCTGCAATCCGAAAGTGGATACTGTATGCCTTTTGAAGAACGGAAGGGCAAGGATGTGAAACTATCGCTCGGCTATGGCGAACAAACCGATCCGACAACGGGCAAAACATATTTTCATCATGGCATCGACTTCGATGTACGGTGCTACACGCTGGCGGCTGTCGCCAGCGGTATCGTGTCAGGTATAGGCAATGACCCTATACTCGGCATCTGCCAAACTATACGCTATGGGGAGTATGAAGTGACCTATGGGCATTTGTCAAATGTCTTCGCCCAGTTCGGACAGCGTGTCAAGGCCGGACAGACTGTAGCTTTAAGCGGTGACAAGCTGCATATCGGGATACGCTTCAAGGGTGAGGAACTGAATCCGCTGGAATTTCTAACCATGCTGTATGGGAATATCCAAGCATTGTGTCATGCTGATGGAGGCGAAGCGGCAACATCTCCCAACATGGAGATGGCACTGACCACCGATTACGAGCAGGACAGACAGGAAATAGAGGAATTGATGCTACGTTTCCTGCCCTACTACATGGAAGACTTACAGCGTGGTGCATACCGACTTCCTCCACATACGGAGCAGTCACTCCGCCATGTCTTTACAATGGGAGCAGTCAAAGAATATTTCTATGAAAATATGCCAAGTATATCCAACCCACTCGGACTGGGACATAAAGCAATGCCGCTTGCTTGTAAGGTGCAGAACCTACTCATTGCGGACTTCCTGCATTACCTTGCCCTACGGCATGGCGTGTACTTATCGACGATGGGCGATGATGTAAAAAAAAACTCTACGACGAAGCCCTGACCCATAGTGGTATCATTGACCCACTGGCAGAATTAGACATAGACATCCAGAGCTTTGACATACCGAGAGCAGTCACGGTATATCCTGACCGGGCCGGTGTGCGCTGGTGGACGAAAGCATGGTTCAATAACCGGGAAGAGGGCGAAGCATCGGTGGAGATTGAGCGAGAACAAGCGATACGCTTCATTCACGACAACATCGAGAAGGATGTATGGCTGGAAGAGTTTTATCCCAAACAGATGGAAATTTACCACAACGCCATCGAGCAGACAAAAGAGCAATTATTAATGAATAGAATAGGATAAACATATAATACACTATGGACGGAATCAAGCATAGCGGACGGTTTGCAGAAATGGAACGCCTCGTGAACGACTATTTCAACTGCCATATCGCACCCATCATGTCAAAAACGCGGACTGACCTCATACGGAATCAGGGAGAGGAAATGAAAGAATATTCCACCTCTTTAGGTGGTATTCTCAGTATGATGGCATCTTCGGCACAACCAATGAGCGACCCCTATCAAGCACTCAAGGTCACAGGCGAATGGAACTCCAAAACAACAGAGGACTATATCGAGATGTGCAAGACGGAGATTACCGGTTCCGAGGAAATGCAGCAAGACCTTGCGTATATGGCCGGGCAGTGGCGGGATACCGTCGTGCAGGAAATCGGAAGGGCGCGTTACAATGAGTTGTCAGAACAGCTCGGTTGTGACCTCGCCTATGCCTATATGGACCACCGGATAGAGGAACTGATGATTGACCGGTTGGTGAAAGAACGTATGCCCAAGTCTTCCGCTGACTACATCATCCGAAAGGCTGCCGAATCGAGTCTGCTGGGATTATCGCAGACGTTAAGCCGTTCACCGCTGACCGATGAAATAGAGGCACGAGGCGAAGCAGCTTACCGCCCGAACAGATGGGAAAAAGGTACGGGATGGATGTTGGGCACAGCCGCAGATACCCTGATGATGGGTGGTACTGGTTCATGGACGACACTGGCAAAGTTTACCGGTGCAGATGTGGCTATTGCAGCCATCACCAATCATTTTGAAGGCAAGAAGCCTGATACCCTTTCAGTAGAACAGTGCATCAGTAAAGGAGTGTTCGGCAGAGACAGAAACGTATTCGACGATTTTCGCAAAGAGGCAGCCCAAATACAAATCAAAGAGAACACGGCGATTGGTACAGACAACAAGCAACTGAAAAAGAAAATCCCTGTCATGGACTTTGGCTTCATGGAATGGACACAAAACCAGAATAGCGGTTTATTGTGGCCGAATGTACAGAGCAAGGAAGAACAGAAATATGAGGAACGGTACAAGGATGTGCCGATTGTTGTTGCTCCCGGACAGGAAGAAGCCTACTTGCAGTCTTTGGAACAATGTGACAAAGCGAAAATGGTCAGGACAGAACAGGATGAAATTATGAAAGAAGAGAAGCATGAAACTGTTGTTCCTGCCAATGATGCGGAACAACATGTACAAACGATACAAAGTGCGCAAGTAGCACAGGGAAACGGTTGGGGCGGACTGCTTGGTATGCTGGGACTGGATGGCATAGGTAATATCACAGGCAATCTCGGTTATGTAATGGCCATGCTCCCTGATGTTCTACTGGGAATATTCACAGGCAAGACAGAATCATTGCATTTGGAAGACAATATGTTACCGATAGCAAGCATTGTGGCGGGTATGTTTGTGCGTAACCCGTTGCTGAAAATGCTCCTGATAGGCCTGGGAGGTATGAACTTGTTGAATAAGGCAGGACACGAAGCCTTGAAAGAACGAACAGAGGGAAAACTGAACGTAACAAATGAGAACAATGTGCAGTACCGACGCTATACAAATGAAACTCTGAACCCACGTATAGTAAACCCTGTATTGCAAGATAGTACGTTGATTGCCACGATAGACCGAGTACCGTGTACCATCCAGTTGTCACCGATTGTAGCAGAAGCCTACCGTACCGGGGCATTGCCTTTGAACACGCTGGCAAATGCTGTCCTTGCCAAGAACGACCAGCTTCGCCAGGCTGCCGCACGGAATTATGAGGACGGAAAACTGGAAACCATCGTGCGCCCACGGGGTATTCAATAATCCTATAATCAAATAAACGATGAAAGAAAAATCGCAAATCGAAAAGAAAGCCGAGGAAAAACAAATCACCTTGCTTTCTACGGCTTTGAGTGAAGCCTCGAATGCCGGTGGACACTGGCTCAACGCATCAGGAAAGGGATACCCGCGCTTCTATCCAAAGGGTGTTTCTGTCAGCGCATTCAATGCACTATTCATGACGCTGCATTCTGATAAAAATGGATGCAAAACCAACCAGTTCACGCTATTCAGCGATGCCAAGGCACAAGGAGCCTCGGTGCGTGAGAATGAGCAAGGCGTTCCATTTTTGTTTTATAATTGGAACAAGTACGTTCACCGCAATAATCCAGAACAGGTTATCAGTCGTGATGACTACATGAAACTGTATGAAGAGGAACAAAAATTATATAAAGGTGTACATAACCGTGAAATTCGCACTTTGTTCAACATTGACCAGACGACACTACCCTACGTGGATAAGGAGCGATACGAAACGACGTTGCGGCGGTATGGAAGTGCAGTGGAAAGAGGATATACGGAAGCTGACAACCGACGGTTGCATATTCAATTCAACGACTTCCTACTGAGGATGCGAGACAACCTTGTGCCTGTTCGTTTGGATGGAAGCGGTGTACCCCACTACGAAACAGATAAGGATGCGGTCTATATGCCGCGACAAAGAGAGTTCAGACATTATCACGACTATATACAGGAAGCCTTGCGGCAAATCGTGAGTGCTACCGGACACCAACAACGATTAGCGCGTGAAGGTATGGTGATGAAGAACGGTGTGGCTCCTTCGGAGGATGCTGTCAGACAGGAACGGTTGGTAGTGGAACTGGCTTCAGGGATTAAAATGTTGGAACTGGGGTTGCCAGCACGGTTGTCTGAAGAAAGTCTGAAGACAGTGGAATACTGGTGCCGGGAACTGAAAGAGAACCCGAACTTGATGGACGCTCTCGAAAGTGACGTGAACAATGCCATCGAAGTAATCAATAAAGCGGAACGGGGCGAGAAAATCGAATACGCCACCATGCGCAACCGGCGAGACACTTCAACCATGCAGGAGCAAATGCCCAAACATTATTTTGTGTCGAACGAGATTCGGCAGCATCCGGATAAAGAAACGAAAAAAATTGTGCTTGTTATTGACCCACAGGCAAAAACCGCAGATGTAATTCTTCCAGCAGGGGCTTCTACAGAGGTAGATAACGAGATACCGGGAATGAACAAGGGACGTATCATGCGAGCGTTGCAGAAAGATGGAATCGAGCAGGTACGCTTCTACAATACGGATGGTGCATTAGGTTATCGACCCGATGACAGTTATTTTGCCGAGAAGATAATTATGCTGGCCCGGCTGAAGAATTGGGCAATGGAGAAACTCTCCACACTGGACGTGGCGTCAGCGGTCAAACAGGCGAATGAGATCGGATTTGACCACGTAGAGATGATTCAAGATGATAAGAAACGATGGGCACTTTATATCAAACCCGAAAATAAGAGCGGATATAGCATCTATCCTGATAAAGAAGATATAAACCGCTTCTTTTCAACACTCAAGCAAGCAATGGATAACATCGGTAAGGTTCGGATGGAACTGGCGCACAAGTATTATGCGCTGGCCGAGGTCAAACCTGACCTGAAGGTGGATTTGTTCAGCAGCGAAATGCCGGAAATAGACTTGAACCGTATCCAGCGTGTTTCGGTTTTCAAAACCAAACAAGACGGCATACAATGCGTCGCAACTATTGATGGGCAGAAACAGCCTGCCCGAAGTGTCACTCCGCAACAGTGGCAGCGGATGTGGATAGCGGAAGAGCGTGACAGCTACAAACGTCATTTGGCAGCTACCTTATTCGCAGACGTACTACAAAAAGGACAATCGCAGGAGGCACACACCGGAGAGAAACAACAGAAAGAAGCAGAGTTGTGGCCGATAGAAACGGTAGCGCAGGAACGGACGGAATCAGACAACAAGGGTATTTCACCGGAACGGCAGTTGTGGGACAAACTTAAAGCGAATCATCCCGATGCCTTGCAACTGCTTCGCACGAAAGATGGTTATCGGCTCTATAACGAAGATGCGGTACAGGGTGCAAAGATATTGGGCATAACCCTAAAAGAGTATCCGGAAGGGGACATTACGGCTTCAACGGAATTTTCAACGGAGCAGCTCGACAACTATCTGTCTAAGCTCGTCCGTGCCGGGGCACGGGTTGCTATAAGTGACATGGAGGAACAAGAAACACACAGAGGTTTTCATAGATAAGGAGTAAGGAAATGAGCAAGAACCAACAATACGCAATGAAATATGCAGAGTATGCTATGGAGCAGATGCGCCGGTACGGAATCCCCGCATCCGTGACGTTGGCACAAGGCATACTGGAAAGTTCCAACGGGCAAAGCCGTTTGGCGCAGAACGAGAACAATCATTTTGGCATCAAGGCTACGCCTGCATGGATTGCCGAAGGAGGAAGGTATGGTATATATACTGACGATAAGCCGAATGAGAAGTTTTGCAGTTATGACAGTGTGGGGGATTCATACGAACACCACTCCCGTTTTTTAAAAGAAAACAGCCGCTATGCCCAATGTTTTGCACTTTCGCCCGACGATTACAAGGGTTGGACACAAAATATCGAACAGGCCGGTTATGCCACAGGCGGAGAATATGCCGAGAGTCTGCAACGGATTATAGAGCAAAATGGCTTACAGCAGTATGACAAACTGGTGATGCAGGAAATGGAGACACAGGGTAAGCGGTTCGGTACGGAACATAATCCTCTCCGAACGTCTGAAAATTCAGAGTATGGTGCGAAGTACTCATTCCCGGTAGAGCGTGAAGAGTTTCTTTTTGTTACCTCGCCTTTCGGTATGCGGCAAGATCCGATGGACAACACGAAACAACAGATGCACAAGGGAATTGATATCCGTTGCAATGGCGATGCGGTACTGGCTACTGAGAACAACGGGAAGGTGGTGGCTGTGAATCAGAATAAGAACACGCCCGGTGGAAAATCGCTGACTGTGGAATATACCAGAACGGATGGCAGCAAGGTACAATGTACTTATATGCACCTTAAGGAGGTTACTGTAAAGGTCGGTGATGTAGTACAAGCCGGTGGGAAGCTCGGCACATCGGGCAACACAGGTACACGTACAACGGGCGAACATCTACATTTCGGCGTGACAAACTTCTATGCAGACGGAACAAAGCGTGACATCGACCCTGCGGCTTATCTGACTGAAATCGCACAGAAAGGTAATATCAAATTGGAAGTGTTGCACAACGGGAACAGCCTGCTCACCCGATATAAAGGAACAGAAGAGAATGCCGCCGGCAAAAACCTTTCGCCCGACGGATGGATGAAGAAGTTGCTTTCGTCAGAGGATAGCGGTGTGGGAATGTCAGGATGCAATGACCCTATAGTAGAGATGGCGATGACAGCCTTTAGTTCCCTTATGCTATTGGCCGTACAAATCGACAACAAGAACGAGGAGGAGCAAAAGACTGCCATATCCAAACAAATGGATAGTGGACGCATCAATCTGAAATCATTATTACCGGGCATGAAAAACTGCGAACTGGCAATCAGTGAAAATGGAAAGGCTATTCTGCGAGTGAACAATGGAGAACTGCGCATGTCACGTGAGTTGACTACTGCGGAGTTAAGCCGTCTGTCGGCAACACTGAATAACAATACTCTCACAGAAGAAGCCAAAAGGATACGTGTAACCGGTATGCTGAATACGGTTATCCTCTCGGAAGCGGCTTCACAGAATTTTGAACAAGGGATGTCCCAACAGCAGGGACAGACAGAGAACCTAAAAAGATAGAAGCGTGGCGATATGGTAAAATGCGTGATGATACAGCTATGCAGATGTCTGTTCGGACTGTCCTACCTTGCCTTGTATGTCCTGCTCTGCTACCAACTCTTCGGCTGGGTAGCAACGCTCATTATCGTGAGCGTTCAACTGTTCCTTGCCGGATGGCTGATCTGGGCAATGATACGAGCACCCGATTAAGAGCAATGATTTAGCAGTTCAACAACAAATCATGGCAACACAGTTGTCGGGTGATTATGTATCACATTAAAAGACAATAGAAATGATAAAATGTAATGTTACGGTATGTGGCGTTATCGGACGTGATGCGTCGATACGCACCAATAAGGAAGGGAAAACGTTCCTGGTTTTTCCTCTTCGAGTAATGATCCCTGACACTGACGGGAAGACTATGCCTATTGAGGTGGATGTCAGCAAAGATACTGCCGGAAAGGAGGTTTCCAAATATCGAAATGGTTCCCGCATCGAGGTTTCGGGGACAATGTATCTCAAACACCGTGGTGACAAACTTTATTTCAATCTTTTTATTAACGAAATTCGTACAGCTACGGCAGATGCGAAAGATACGGTCAAGGGCGAATTAGTATTTCGAGGTAAGGTCGGGCAGCATATCGAGGAAAAAAGGGATAAGAAAGACCAGCCTTACACAATGTTTTCGGCATTCAGTACGGAGAAAGTAGAGGATGGCTTTGAATACCAATGGGTACGTTTTTTCTGTTTTGGCAAAGAACGCGAAGCATGGTTACAGCCGGGCGTGCGAGTGGATGCCAAAGGTGAAATATCCCTTTCGGCATATAACGGAAAGCTGAATGTTTCATGCAAGGTGGAAGAACTTGTACAGTATGTAGCAGATTCGTCTAATTCCAATCAGTAAAGGATATGGCCGGATATAAAAAACAGCACACGGACGGGCCGAACAGCGAAGATAAAGCATTAGACCTCTTCGCTGAAATGATGATTGAGAAAATCGAGAGTATCCGTAAGGATTGGAGAAAGCCATGGTTCACAGAAGAAGCGTTACAATGGCCCTGCAATCTTTCCGGACGCGAGTATAATGGCATGAATGCCATTATGTTGCTTATACATTGTGAAAAGGAAGGTTACAAGATTCCGCGCTTCTGCACTTTTGAGTGTGTACAACGGCTCAACAAATCCGATAAGGACAATCAGGAGAAACCTCGTGTTTCTGTACTTCGTGGAGAGAAATCATTCCCAATCATGCTGACTACATTCACCTGCATACACAAGGATTCTGGTGAGAAGATTAAGTATGATGACTACAAAAAACTATCTGATAACGAGAAGAAGGAATACAATGTTTATCCTAAGATGCAGGTATTCCGAGTCTTTAACGTGGCACAGACCAACTTGCAGGAGGCAAGACCGGAGCTGTGGCAAAAACTCGAAAAGGAGTATTCGCTACCGAAGATTGAGAACGGAGAGTATTTCAGCTTCGCTCCCGTCGATGCGCTGATAAAGGACAATCTGTGGATTTGTCCGATCAAACCACAGCATCAGGATAACGCTTACTACTCTATATCGAGAAATGAAATCGTTGTGCCGGAAAAGGAACAGTTCAAATCTGGAGAGGCGTTCTATGGAACACTATTCCATGAGATGACACACTCGACCGGTGCGGAAGGAGTTCTCGACCGTATCAAGCCGACAACTTTCGGCTCGGCAGAGTATGCGCGCGAAGAATTGGTAGCCGAGTTAGGCAGCGCATTGGTTGCCCAACGTTACGGCATGACGAAACATATAAAAGAGGACAGTTGTGCCTACCTCAAAGGATGGCTCGACGAATTGAAGGAATCGCCACAATTCATCAAGACAACTCTGTTGGATGTGAAAAGAGCGGCTTCTCTGATTACCCAAAAGGTGGATAAGATTGCACTGGAATTGGAGCAGAACATTGATGAAGAGCAAACAGTAGCACCGAAAGAAAAAGTGTATTATTCTTCCGTGGCCTATCTTCAGCTTACCGATGACACGATGCGGTTGGACGCATTCAAGGATAAGGGGGACTACGAAGGACTGCTGACTCTCGCCAAGGAGTATTATGACGGTAACGGCATTAACGAAGAATATACTTATTCTTCTCCCATACAGAACCGAGGAGACAATCTTTTGATTGAGGACAAGGATTTTGCTGTGGTGTACAATGGGAGTGTCGGGGGAACTTATGAAGTGATGCTGAAATTCACGGAAAAGGAAGTACGCGACCATATCAGGCGTTATGGTATCGAACATGCTGGAGATACATTAAAAGGGGTAGCCAAGGAGATGGCTGCGGAACAATTCGCTATCATGACACAACAAAAGATTCCTGCATTTGAAATGCCGAATGGTGATGTGCTGTATGTCAGCTATAATAAAGAATCCGACATGATAGATATCGGGCCGGTTACTAATGCGGGACTTGTCGCACAACATCGTTTCCCATACGACCATAATGCTTCGTTGGATGCCAACCTGCAAACCGTGAACGAAAAGCTGAATAATATGGAGGAATACCGGGAAGAGCTACAAGAAGCAGAGTACAGCGGCGGAATGCGCCGATAAAACGGAAAAAGATGCGGAGCTGTTTGCTCCGTACCTTTTCTTGAATTTATTTTATTACTCTAACAAATTATCTATCATAGACTGTAAATTTGTTATATCGCAATACTGATTATGTCCCCCTCTGTAATCTTTCGCGTGTTGGGCTGTCCGGATTAAGAAAGAATCGAGTTCTATTTTTACACCGCTACCCATTCGGGACAAACCGGAAGAGTGACTGATGTAAACGAATTTACCGTTACGTTCTATGAAACAAGAGGTATTATAATGCCCCTTTAAGTTGAATGTTACTTTTGCGCCAACGGCTGTTGCGTACTTGGAAATCTCACGTACTAAGGCCGTTTGGAAACTGCGGTATTTTTTTGAAACATAGACTCCTGCATCTGCAAGGATTGCGTTCTGCCATTTGGTATAAAAATTCTGTGCCATATTTTTAATATTAATTCTGTAAATAATTCTCCCAATTCTCTTTGTCAATAGTTAATTTGTTCATTTCCCAATCGTATTCCACTTCCGGCATATCAGAATAAGGGAAATACACAGTGTAGCCTATCTGTCCATAAGAACAATGTAGCGGTATAACGCAAATCTCCTGACCACAATAAGGCTGTGGCGTACAATATTTCTTCCAATCAAAACGACCTGCTGCTATATTGCAGCAAAGTAATTTTAGAGTTACTATACCTTTCCAACTCTGAAAATCTTTTTTATAACCTTTTTTCATACTACTAATGTGCTATATTATAATAAACTTCGGGTTCACTTGACACGTTGTAAATCCAGCTTCCGCAACGTACCAATAGAGCATTCTTGCCATAATAGAGTTTCTTCATTCCGGTTATACTTCCTGTTATGTGAAAGTTAGGGAAACGACTGATGTCTATTTTCTGTGCATCGCATCTGTAGAGTGTTTTAGTTCTCATTGCATTTATTTTTTTAAGTTGTTTTTTATTTCCCTCTTCTTGAAGCCTTCCGACTTTACCCAAGAGGTTGTTTCATGTGCATTTTCAACGGTGGATGCAAGAACTATGAGCAAGTAACCGGAATGAAATTTTATGAATACCGGAATCTGTGATTGCGGAAGGTTACGTCAAATTTCATTTCAGGTAGCAACAGCGGTACTTGAACATCGTTTGCCACCGTACCTTTGCGCACGAAACAAACAATGGTGCATGTCGGGACTGTGAGAATGTAATACAATTAGAACAGGTAATATAGAATCGGTAAAAGAGGCTGTGAATTGGTAACAGAGGTTCGGCAGAACATGGTCTATAAAAGTAACCGGACTGTTATATAGGAAGATGATAACCACCCGCTTGAGTTGCGGGTGGCTTTAAAAAAATTATATGGAGTATCAGAAGTGATAGTCGATGACTCCTCCGATATAGAGTATCGTTCCCGGTTCAAGCGTACAGACAAACTCCATAAATGCAAAAGATTTTTCGGCAAATGACTGGTATCCCTCTCCGTCCAAATAGAAATGATACGCAATATCCAATGGATTTTCCAATGCCTTTTCAAGTTGATAAACAGGGCCTACAAACTCCAACATATTTTCCGTCGTAATAGCTTCAGCTTTCTTACGGATGTTAGTCACAAAGTTCTCTTTCCATTGTTCCACACCACCAATGTAGCGTATGGTGTCATCACCTACAAGTTCGAACATATCTTTTGGTAGAGCAGTATTGACCAAATAACGAATATCCTCCTTACGTTCTTCGTCATCTATCTCCGCACAATAGTCATAGAAACTGCCATCTCCTTGATGGAGAGTGTCTTCATTCAGATAGTTTTCTTTTTCTATCCACATTTTAGAAATCTGAAAAATTCGGCTGTGCATAATTTTGAAATTTAAATGATTAAACTTTATTCCCTTTACTTGAAGCTCTTTCGGCTTCTTGTCAGGAATGATTTTTATGCGAAATTGACAGCAAGGAAAGGATGGATAAGGCAAGTAAACAGTGAATGGAATGAAGTGGAATACCCAAATCTTCGATATGCGGAAGGCTGCCACAAGTATCCGGGAACTGTTAGCGCAGCGTTACTTGACGACCATTCTAAAGCTGTATCTTTGCATACAAAATCTCTCAGATAAGAACTGCCGATGTGCGATATAAAGAATATCTATAAAAGACTGGAGAAGCACTCTGAGACTGTATAAAAGGACTGAAGGCGACAAAGTCTCCAATCTGCATGAAATCAGAGAAGCTTATCGGATAATGATAGTTCGCTGCACGCTGTCAGCATACCGTCATTTCGTTTTCTGCATCGGATTAGTCTTAGCCTGCGGCATATTCATAGATGTTACAGAAAGAATTGTCGTTTTCATCTTTCCGTTGTTCGGCAATAGCAAGAATTTCTGTTATTGATTCGACAGACTGACCGCTTATCACCTCAAACCACTTGAATACTTCTGTCTGGTTGACAAAATATTCCTTGTACCATTTGTCGTCTGGAGTACATAGGTCTGCAATGTACTTTTCGGGAAAGTATTTACTCTCTTGGTCATTTGTCCAGTACTCCGCCAGACCCGACTCTTCCGATTGATAGAAATAACATAGTGTTGGGAATTTCTCACATACCAGTTCAAGTGTTTCATCACACGGAAACCAAGCCGTTTCCGTTGTGAATTTCAAGAATGTCAGGCCAATAAATGTGTTATACTGTTTAGAAACGGAGTACGACGAGTAAAAAAGGAATAGGACCGGTTGTGGGAGTTCGGTGGAGCATGGCTATAAGAGTAATCGGGCTGAATATACAATACAAGGAAATGCTATCCACCCGCTTTGGCTACAGGTGGATATGTTATTGTCATTCCGCACCTCTCATGATGGTGAGTTGGTCGGGACGGTTAGGAAACCAATAAGAATCACTGTCAATATATACACATCTGCCACTATTACAGAGATTCCCAAAAGCTAAGACCTCACAAGGTCCAAATATCACTCCATAATCGTTTGTAAACGCCACCATATCTCCCACACTCAAGTCGTTTTCCGTATCCATCACCTTGGAAAGGTGGTCGTAAAACTCAATACCTTCAGCTTCACGTTCTGTTTTCCAACGCAAAAAGTCTTCTTTATGACTTCTACCGGTATGTATCGGTGATAATTCAGAAGGAAAAACCTCCGCTTCCGAAGTATCAGATGCAATCAAAATAACGCTATCCTCTTCAATGTTTTCCGGAATAGAAGCCACTTGGTAAACCCCATTAGACAGACCACTATCTGGGTCATGCCAATAAAGAAGATTACCCAACTTGATAAAATCGTATTTTCCCATATTCTTTGATTTATTATTTCCCTTTGCTTGAAGCTCTTTCGGCTTCTTGCCGGGGATTGATTTTTATGCAGGATTAACAGTGGAATAAGGGCGATAAGACAAGTAAACAGTAAATGGAATGGAACGGAATACCCAACCTTCGAATGTAAGAGCAGAAGCAGGCTTGTCCTTTTATACCTTGCAATGAGAAGGGGACTGAAAGTCAATCTTTGATTTGAGGAAGGCTGCCGTAAAATATCCAGGAACCGTTAGCATAGCGGTGCTTGACAATCGTCCGGACACTGTACCTTTGCATATAAAATCTCTTCGGCCAGATTTGCCGATGGTGCGATAAGGGAATACTCAGAATGGAAAAACATAAAAAGGGGTATCATATTATAGGCGAAATATATAACAGAGCTAATATAAGTCCTAAAAAAATATTTTTGCTATCTTTGCCAGCGTATTATATAATATTAAGAACATAACAATGGAAAAAACATTTACACAAATCTGTGAATTGTTCGATCAATTCTCAAAAGATGCCAACCTCCAGATGGAGAAAGGCAACAAAGCTGCCGGAACTCGTGCCCGCAAAGTATCACTTGAACTTGAAAAACTTCTCAAACAGTTCAGAAAAGAGTCACTTGAAGCATCGAAATAATTTTCATTCTGGTTCTGACAGTAGGAAAATGGCGAACTTCACGTGTACCATATCGAAAAAGCCTCTTCGCTTCACAGCGGAGAGGCTTCATTGATTATGACAAAGTTAAACATCAATTATGCGAAATTTCTATTTCGCTTTTGGAAAAAACAACTCCACTTTCGTATGTCTGTTGGCTTCCACGGGCGTATAGTCGGCAATTCCACCTTTGCTAACTCTGATAATCCGCTTGGCTGGTATTCCACGTTGTTCCAGTTCTGCGGTAATAAAACCTGCTCTCGATATACTCAAAGAATCATTGATACTTGATGTTCCTGTAGAACTGTCAGCAGCACCAGTTACCCTCACGGATAAACTGTATTTCTTAGCTACACGAGCCAGTTCGTCAAGATTAAGCCTCTGTGAGGTATCCGTCAGATGTGTCGTATTGAGAGCAAAAAAGAAATAGATGGGTGTACCGATGCACTCTCCATCAGCGTATGAAAGAACCGTGGAATCCATAGCGAGGGTGTCCTGATGGGCGGACTGCACATTTCGGGAAGCCGTGTAATTATATGATGGCTTTCCATTCTCTGTCTGAAGAATAGTCGTGTCAAGAGGTGACGACCCGTCCCAATAGCTATGCTTCAATCTTGCACGAAGCGAGTTCAAACCGCTATAATTATTTATAGGATATCTGCATCCGGTTATATCGTCGTTGTCAAAGATATGGCTATATGTATCGAGTAGTCCTTCGATTTCCAGAATTTTCTTTAATTCCACGAGTGTTCGCTTATCTTGATTGTGACGTCCCACATAACGCCTGTTCTCCTCCGAAAGGAAGTTGCCATAATCGACAAGCAGTTCGTTCCGATGGATGTATGGTGCCGTATCCACCGCGCGCTTCCAGCCGACCTTACCGAGATGAAAGGTGAATCCGGCAGTCAGCGAAAGCATGTGATCGCCCAGACGGTTTGGATAGCCATATCCGTCGAAATCCTGGAATGTAGTTGTGTTAGAGAGTTCCAGCATAGCACTAACCCGTTTGGAAATACGGTATTGTGTTAGTATGCCGTAAGAAAGCGCAAAGGGATTGTTCCCGTTGGTGGCGTTATGTAGCAGACCGACACCCATAAAGGGTGCAAGCCTCCAACGTACCTGTTCCTGTCGGGCATATCTGCGTCCAAGGAGATTCCACAGGAGATCTGCATGGATATAATGGTAGTCCTGCGTAGATAATTGTGCATCCTTAAACTGCAAGCCACTATAATTTACCCTTGCGCCGACCAAAGGAGTAAACCATTTGCCGACGGCGAGGCTGTACGAAGGTTTCACTCGTCCAAAAAGGTCTTCACAACCGAGAGGTGTACCAAGAAAAACTGTCGTACCTCCGGATATGCTAACAAACCAGTTGCCGGTTCGAGATGCCGGAAGTAGCACCCCGTTGAGATAGACGGGCTGCATCGGTTGAAGCAATTCCGCTACTTCATAATGAATAGTGTGTCGTACAGTGTCCTTCTGTACGGGTTGTACACTTGCTTGTGCCTGCAACGTGCAGAGCAAAGCGAAGATGAAAATAATTTGTTTCGTCATATTCCAATGATTTCATTAGTTATACTTTTAATCTGGTGTAAGGCGTATGCCATTTACCGTTTAGATTTCTTGCCGATAGTCGAGCGCATCATGCGGCTCGCCATCCTCATACAGCGAAGTGCCCATGCTCGATTGTCCTCGTCCTCGTCGCGTCCCCATTTGAGGTCACTCCCTCCGCCTCCACCACCATGTGATTCGGCAAATGTAGTGGCATCATCTACCATTCCGAGAAATAGCATTGTCGCACAGTGCATGATTTCCGTACCCCGCTCGGCGATAGACTGTACCAGTGAACCGTCAAAGAGCTGCCGTTCTGAAACATTCATTTGTGCCGATGCGTTACGATACTCGCTGATTACACTCTCCAGTAGGACGTCTTTAAACAAGCTATCCACTTTGGAGTGTACATCACGGGAATATTGATAGGCCTCCTCTTTGAGTTCTTCGGTACGTTCTTCAATGGCTCCCATATCCTTTTTCAGTTCGATGAGTTGCCGGTCAGCCGTCTGCAACTTTTCCTGCTTGTCTGCCAGTTGCCTGATGATTCCTTGCAGCTCTTTTTCCAACATTTGTATTTGGATTGCCAATTCTGCCGCATTGCCTTTGTTTTCTTTTAAATTGTACTCGGCTGCCGATAACAAGGTTTCTTTTTCAGTTTTCTGCTTTTCAAGATTGCTAACCATTGTCGTAAGCCCTTTGACTCTGCGTTCTGCCAACCGGATGTCTGATTGAAGTTCACCCAATACCTGTTGATGGAGTTTGATATTATCCTCGATTGTTGTACACTCTTCAGACAACATTCGGCGGTATTCCTCAGTCGTTCTGTGCCGTGCACCCGTTTCGGATATGCTTGTTCCTCTTGACATTCCCCACTTTGTATTGACTTCTGCGAAAAAGTCCGTATGAAGTTGTTTCATTCTTGCACTATATTCAAACTTATCCTTACCGGCGAAGATTTCCTTGTACGCAAAGCGACTATCCTTGATTGGCAGAAGCGTACAGTGGATATGCGGGTTCAATTCATCCAGATGTACAATGAATGCAGCAATGTTCTGCTCACCATATCTGCCACAAACGAATGAATAAACATCCTTGGCCCAGCGTTCAATGTCACGCTTCCGTTCGATGCGGGTATTGTCCGCACCTTTTTCAAAGTCCACCTGTTGCGTACCGAAAGCAAGTTCCTGCATTCGCTGCCGTGAACCGCCGAAGATGATATTTACCACCGTGCGGTATTTTGGTTCGAGCAGCCCCTCATTAGGATCTTTGATTCCACGGTGACTTAATATGTCCGCCATCCGTTTGGGAATGCTACGGCTTGTGTCGATGGGATGTATTTTACCTCCGGGCGCAATCTCGAAGTTCAGCCGTTTACGCGTAGGATCATAATTTCCCTTACTCATAGCGTACTTCTCTGCCTTTTCACTACGGTCACGCAGATGTTCATTACTTTGGGCGGTGGTAATCCCTTTCGACACCTGCACGTCGAGTACCTGTTTTTGATTTGCCATACGTTTTTCATATTGTTTCGGACAATCTACCGTGTCCCAGCTTGCTGCTTGTTCGGACACCCTTCCCACCAACGTCAGGCAGGTGGGGTATTAGGCTCCCCCTTCCCTTTGTTCGTGGCAGGCGGGCAAGCCCGGATGCCTTCTATAACTGGCAGGGGGGCTTCACTGGATACAAAAGTGGATTGTTGCGGTTATACATTCTGTTTTCAACCTCCAATCTGATACGTTGCCTCCTGTGCCTTTGCCGCAAATGCCAGAAAAGGCTTAAAAAGCGTTTTAAGGAACTCCCTGTCATCTTCATCATAATCGGAATTTTCATCCCTATCTACATCAAGAATAAGCCCGGCAATACCTTTCGAAGTTGCAATAAGTCCTGTCCAGTCCCCATACAATTCCAATCGGAAGTAGTCCATAAACTCTGCACTGTCATCGAATCTCGACTTACGCAGTGCCCGTTGTATAGCGGCAAATGTAATGCACTCCAAAGCTACCATACGAATCTTGACAGCTCGTTCATCATCATCCGCTGCCGGATTGATGCGAGTGATACTGTCCGGAGATGGGCAGCTATCGCATATGCCAGCTTCATCCATTGCCCGACGAACAAGTTGCTCACACTTGATTCCGATCTCGTCAAGGGACACTTTGCCGATTATCCAATCGGACAATGCCTCACGTAGCTGTTCTGCAAGGTTCAACTTCTTCTGTCCATTGCAAGACTCCGTGGATTGGCTGGTTTGCACAGTCATGGTAATGATGACGCTTTTGGAAAGCCGGATGCGATTCAACAAGCCGAACTCTTCCATTACATCCAAAAAAGAACGGACAGTAGCCCTATGCCAATGCCATTCCGATGAAAGGTCAGAAACAGTCACGTGGCACTGGTTGGGTTGAAGTTCGTAGCCTTTGTTCCTTAAAAAAGGGGAAACAAAACCTGCCAAAGATTTATCCAATAAATCACAGAAGGCTTCTGTCTTTGTTTTTCGTTCACCGACTTTCTCCTTGAGGTAGTCAAATACTTCTCTGTCTGCCAATATAGGGACAGCTATTTTCTGCTTGGTTTTCATTTTCATTTCATTTTTTAATTATTACTATTGTGCGGATATATCAGTGTTGCCGCTATCCGCATCTTGCGGCAATATCGCGTGATGATGGTCATAATAACTTTCGGCTAATAGTCTGGGGAATTTCATCCATTCAGAGATTATGCCTATGTCCTGAAATTCGGTCATAACCCGAACAGAGGGATAGAACAGGGCAGCCAAAAGAAGATAGGCGGCAGTTACCGCCGTTGTGTACAAGTGTGGAACAAAACTGATGGCCAAAGCCACCAATGAGAGTATGACAAACATACATGATCGGTCACATAAACCTCTTAACAATCTGTCCGCTCTTCTAAATGAATATATAGTGGCACAGATAGCAGTTGAAAGAAAAACACCGAACTCGCCAACATGTCCGCTGATGTAAACATAGTGGAAGAGCAATAGCAGAATCAATACGACCTGTACATATAGTTTACGAGCCTTTACACTGTGTATCATAGCATCGTAGAACCTTACCATAAAAGAACGGTGGCTTTTGTACAATGCTAATGGCAATACGAAAAGCGTTATACAGAAGATAAGTTGTAGTATATTCCAAATCATAAATAATAGGGTTTCTCGCGTATTTGAATGGGGGATATCATCAACTCTAATTGGACAATATTGTGGGTGGCCAATAGGATGATAACTTCGGCGTCCCTCGGTGAAAGGTATATCGCTGCTTTCTTAATACGTTGCTTGAACGTATGCTCCTGCTTACGGTAGGCTGCCAATGCCTTATCCAGTTTATGTTCCGGAATTGTCCATGTCATGCCTTTGGCGTATGAGCCTTTGTCTTTGTAAGCCCGCAGTACCAACGTGCGGGAAACAATGTAATTGATATATCCGTTTCTTGACAAAGCATACTCCTTATAGAAATTGTCATCAACAACCTCTATCCATGTCCGGTATTCCCTAATCCAATAAACCATTTGTCGGTATAGTGTGTCCCGCATAACATGACCATTAAAGGAAATCCATCAAGAGATCGTCTTTGTTCTTCTTATACTTGAATGTGCCACTTTTGGAATGAAGATCCAAATCAAGGCACAGCTCGCCGTACATCTGCTCAAGAGAATCATAGATGGTGACAAGAATGCTATTTACCTTACCGTCTGCATCTGTCTTGCAATTCATCTTGAACATCTGTCCAAATGCCGGGTTGGAGTATGCACAGGTGCTATGCCCGAATTTGTCAGCGTGCGTGGGGATGTGGTGGTAGAGAGTTATAAGCTCCATATCGTCCTCAAACAGATCCATCACTTCCTCCAAATCGTAAGGGTCGCGTAGCGGGAAGGTCAGTAGGGCGTAGTCACCGTAGAATTGTGCTTCCTCCATTGTCGTCACATCGAGTAGTTGCGGTAGTTGCAGAGGGACAAATGTCATAAAGTCATTGAAAAAATGTCGTAACATATTCATTTTTTATATTGTTAGAGCGTCTGTATGAAAATATCCATAAGCATTCCTGGCAGTTCAGTCAGTTGACCACTTTCCGATTGCAGGATTCGGCTCAAGGTTTTGAACGCCACAGGTGTCTGTGCCGCCATCCTGTCAAGTTGTTTCCGTTCTTTATCGGAAAGCAATGTCATAGAGAATCCGTCCAGTGAAGTATAAGGTTGGATAAGCATCCATATATAGGCATGTGCTTGCGAAGAGGTCTTGATTTTTTTGTTCCGAACATCTTCTATACAAATCTGCATATTTTGTATTTGGCGACGATTGGTGCGCATTGTCAAATAAAGCATAGCCTCCCGATAGGTAATCTCCTTTCTCTCAGCGGCAAAGAATATCTGCGAACAACACTGTTCAGTACCACGTGTGATGTCAGCCATACTCTCACCTTCGAAATCGTGCAAGTGAGAGAGGAACGCACGGAATATAGCATCTTCTTTAGTGATATAAGTAATCAGTTCATTGCGGCTATGTATGCCGTTACGGATAGTTCGGGTCAGTAACATACGGTAAGCCGCAAGGATTTCCTCTTTGTTACCCTTATGAAGCGGAAGATTATCCAGTGAGTTGAAAAACGGGCGGATTTCTCCAGCGGCATGATGCAGTTCCTCATCATTGTTATAAGGTGAGAACTCTCCTTTGAGAGCCAAAAGTTCCTGATAAGTACGCGTCTTTGAGAGGGCTAAGCGTGAGAACTCAGTGCGGATAGAATCATGCAGTCTGATACACTCTTCACGCTGATTGGAATGGGGGTGGCTGAGCGTATCATTCCGGAGATACCTAAAAACAGAGTCTTTTACTGTTTGCCATTGTAGGATATGCTTGGTCAATACTTGAAATGAGGAATCTTTCTGACGTCGTATATTGTACAAGTACTCCCTGTATATTCCGGCAGGATCGTTCGTAGCTTCAGACAATGATTTGCCATTTCTATCGCTGCATGATATCAGGCCCAATATGGCCAATGAAACGATACATCTTCCAGTCAAAAATGATGGAGTCTTGTAGTATGATTTTAAAATTTTCATATTTAACAATTCATATTTAACGATGCAAATCTATATATTATTTTTATTGTAAAAGCCCTTTTATATCGCATTTAGTATAATTTTTGGTATCATATTAATAATATGATTATCAATGAAAACAAGTGCAAGAAAAAAAGCTAAAAAAAGGATTTAGCGAGATTTTTGCCACGATATGATTTTAGATTAAAATGAAAGTGCTATATTTGCACTTGTTATCAAAACAGTGTATATTAAAATGGCAAAAGTTGGCTATATATTCAAGGAAAATAATGACAGTTTTGATGCTGAGAGAGAATGGATGCAGCGATATGGTTGTGTACAAATCGTAGAGGAAACAGTTGAACATGAAACATTGAGACCTATGTGGAAACAGCTTATGGCGAATCTTCAAAGGGGCGATGAAATAGTCATATCCAAATTCAGCAATGCTGCACGCGGTTTAAGAGAACTGGCCGCGTTCATCGAACTATGCCGTATCAAAATTGTACGTGTCATATCCATTCATGACAGAGTTGATACTCGCGGTGAATTATTCCCCGGTACGACAGCAGCCGATGTGTTGTGGATAATAGGGGCATTTCCGGAAGAAATTGCCGCACTACGAAAATATTCCGCTCATGTCGAGAAGTTACGCCAGAATATCAAAGCCCCGGCTGTGCCGAAGGTATTACCTAAAGCTGAACGAGATAAGACAATCGTGGATATGTATATCAACGGGCATTCTTTCGATGACATTTGGGCTGCAAGCGGTTTTAGCAGCAAAAGTTCTATTTGGCGCATACTCAATAAATATGGCGTAAAACTTGATCGTGGCCAAACCAGCGGTCCGCGTGTCAAACAGAACCCGAAAGAGGACGGAACAAATGAAGGTAACTCCTGATAGAATTTTCAGATAATCAGGATCGTATATTTGTTTTTCGGTTATTATTTTGTATTTTTATTATTGTTAAAACTATAAAAGTAAGACTTATGGGAGATATTATAATTGTATTGCTGGTATTCTGGGTTGTCGGCAAGCTCTTGAAGGGCGTGTTTGGCGGTTTCAGTAAAAGCAGCTTCAAAGATGATAAGTAGGCCAGCCAAGGGATGGGTAAATACGGTCAAAAAAGACTGGTTCAAGAGGCGTGAAATTGTAAAAAGGAAGTGGAATGGAATAAATATAAACGGAGCTTCCGGCAACAGGAATCCAGGATATATCGGTTGAGATATACCCTGAATACATGTCAGATATTGTCTGTCCGGAGATGTTTAGGCTTTCCACCTATACCCCTCGTCTGTCAGTTCCAAGTATTCCTCTAATCCCGGTTTTACGAAAAAGACAATTTCAAAGGCTTCGTTACTTCCGTTATCGGGGAATGTCATGTCGGTTTCTCCATTTCGGATAGTCCCTTTGCCCACGTTGGAACCAAGGTCTTCATCCGCATAGGCATATTGAAACTCGACGTCCGGAAATATCTCGGAGAGTGTTTGGATAAGCAGAGGCACACCTTCCCAAGCCGTATCAAACCAAAGCACGTTCGGTTCTTCAAAATTCTGATTAAAGGCATTCCATTTTGTACCCCAGTTGGCAATAGACCATTCATACCAAGTAGGATAACCGTATTTTCCCCAGTTTCTCAGATATGTCATTCCAAGTTGTAATGCTTCTTCCCTGACTTTTTCCTCCTGAATTTCCATCCATTGAATGACTTTCAGGTCGTCCTGTGAATTGAACGGTTTACGTTGCTGTGCTATGATATACTGCATACCAAATTCCCCAGAAGTGGACGCTTCTATCAGTAAGTCCTTTGGCATAGGGATAATGTTGTTGAAGTCAATATAGCAAGGCGTACTGTCTTCATCAGTTTTTCCTTTTAAGAAATCCATCACATTTTGTACTGTTTCTCTGTCTGCGTTTATTTCTAAACGGTTTGTTACATAATTAGGCATGATTTTAATGTTTAAAGAATTGGTTAGTATTAACTTTTATTTCCCATATTGTCGGTTCTTTACTGATTGAACCGTTTTGGGATTTATGGATGCGGTAAACGGATGTCGATACAGCTTCATACGGCAACTTTTCTTGCCAAATTACTCTTGCGCAGGAAGGAAGAATTTTGTAAGAAATACACTTCAAGTAGCAGGATCAAGCGCGATAGCCGACCTTTGCATTTGATAAAACCAAACCGGTGATAGGATGAAGAATAGATGGGAGATAAAATGAAAAATAATTAATATAAAAGAAGAATGCTATTCCTTTTGCAGAAATATAAAAAAGGAATAGAATGATATAATTATAAAAGAGGGACTATTATTACCCTCTCAATTATAAGAGGGTATGTTCTCAAACTCCGACCCTTATTTGTAATACTGTAATACCGCAACACCTCCGTTAAAGGTTATTACGGTATTTTTTTTGAATTATTCTTGTGTTACTTCCATAGCATTGCTGTATTCTTTGATTTGCTCCATTGTCAGCCATTCGGGTTTTTCGTTTTCTCGGAAGCTGTCGTGAATTTTCGTCATGTATTCAATTTGTGTCTTTTCAGAACCAGCCCACAAACGACGAGAACTTTTGTTTCCAAAGCCAAGATAATATTCACAGTCGGCTTGCAAACGACCCAATAACATATACCTGAATTTTAAATCGTGCTGTAATACTTCTTCTATTGTCATACTCGTTTTCGTTTTTAATTAAGTTTTTTATTTTCCCTTTTTTCAAGTCTTTCGACTTTGCCGGAAGGGTTGTTTTTCATGTGCGTCCCAAACGACGAAGCAGGAACGCAGTGCAAGGAATCGGAAATGAAATTTTATGAATACCGAAATCTATGATTTAGGAAGATTACGTCAAATTTCATTTCGGATAGCGTAGCGATACTTGGATAGCGTTCGTTCGCCGTAATTTTGCACACGAAAACAAGACCGGGCGAAAGTCTGGATAACGACAGGAAACATCAACATTCATTACATAAGGGCTGTAAAAGAGAAGCAGGCAGTTACGCTGCTATAAAAGGGAAACAAGGAAATTAAAAAAGTGGGCACGGAGCAATCTGTAAAAAAGGGGGATGCCACCTGTCTTCGGGCAAAAGAAGATACCATACCGATAGGATTTAACCGATACGGTATCTCTTTGGTAGTCATCAGTACCATACTTTCAGAAAACCATTTAAAAACATTCGATATTCGCCTCTTGGAAAATCTGCGGGGCGTGCTGATAAAGCAAAGGAAGATTCAATACCGCCATTGGATATTCCACAAATCCGCTTCTACGCTTGTAACCTGAATAGGTCGCTAAATTATTTGTCTCCAGAAACTCCATTGCATCCGGATAATGATTCACATCAATAAATGTACGGTCTGGCAAATCGAGTGCATCCATGCTCTCCAAATTGACGGATAGCACGATATACTCTGTTTCATCTTCCACACTTTGCAAAGTAAGTGCTAACCAGCCATTGCCATAAAATTGAGGCATGAGATAAAAGCGTTCTCCACGAAACTCGTATTCTTTCCGCGTTAGGGAGCTGTCCGGCTCTACCAAGCGAAAATCATCCTCTCCAGAAACAAATTCTGTTGATGGGTCGCTGACATCCACATACGTTCCATTTACATTGTGACACAAATACTCTGCATTTTCTGAACGAACAATCACAAATTGAATTTCCATACTTTTAAAATTTAGCTATTAAACATCATGTTCTTTTTTTCCCTTTTTTCGGAAGCTTTTAGGCTTCTCCAGTCGGGATTTGATTTTTACGTGCATTCAAGATTGCCTTTAAGGAAAAGCAGGCAAGGAGAATTTGGACAGAATTTTTACAGTTGCGGTATGGAGCGTATACGACATTTGAGCGATTGAAAATCGGGAAAGCTACTGAAAAATTGTGTTCAAATAGCGTAGCGGTACTTGAATGTTTTTCCGTGGCAATACCTTTGCACAGGAAAAAACAAGTCCTGACTGGTAGCAGCCTGAAACGAAATAATTTCGTTTTATACAAGGGTAAAACGAAGTGATAAAAAAGGGAATGACCACAAAGAGCAGCCGACAAAAGCCGGCTTTCTTTTGTTCCTGTGGGAGGAGCTGGGACATTTAATCCGTTACATCATAATAATAGCTTAGCTCGTCATCTTTCAGATACTCCATTGCATATTGACTGGCTTGTGCCCAAAGGGTATTATACAATGTCGCAATTTCCGGCCTTGTTTCATAATACTGCCATATCTTATGGTTAAGCACTAAAACCAGTTCCGTGAGATACTTGTAGTTCTCTTTCCACTCCTTAAAAGCACGGTTGAAAGTGTCCTGTATCGCCGAAAGACCAAATCGGTCAGCAATGGAAAAATCATTCCAAAAGGTTGTTTGCAATTCATAACCGTTCTCTAACATAAATTCTCTGAATGTCATAATGCCTCAAATTTTAAGATTAATATTTTATTTATTTCCCTTCGATACTTCCTGTACCGAAAGGTTGATTATTTTTCTGCCCACGGGATTGGCGGCCAGAACGGGCAAGGAGGATGCGGAAAATACACTCTTCGATATTTCGGAGAGGAAGATTTTACAGCAGCAAGTGTCAGCGGTCCTTGACAGGACGGACAGCCGGCAATCGAATTTTGCAGGGAAATAACCAGGCTTGCGGGATAGAAATATAGGGGGTAGCTGGATGGGGCTATAAAGGAGGGCCGGAGTCTAAAAAAGGAAACTGGCACAAGCGGCCACCTACAACAGTTGGGCGAGAACATTCATAAATGTGTAAAAAGGAATAGTTTCCCACCACATTTTATGCAGAATATATACGGCATAAAACACAAGTGCCGTAACAGCCTCTTGAGAAAGCGTTACGGCATTTGTTTAAGTACAGGTTACAGGCTATTTTACCTGAACGAGGTTGTCCTGTAGAGTTTTCCAGCCATACACTGCGGCCACATAGGGGTGGAGGGAACGTGTAACTTGGCGAAAACCATTCTCGTCAATTTCATAGTTGTAGATTTTTGCGGCAATCCGTTCTGCGTCGTCACGATTTTCAGCGACACGGTACAAAACATAATTCGTGCCATCATGGTGCGACATACGGCCTCGTATATCGTAGCCGTCACCGTACCACTCTGCATCATACTGTGTAGATTGTAATATCCCGGCAATGTTGTCACCCAAAATTTGATAGCCTTGTTTGCGTCCGTTCCACAATCCTAAATCTCCAAATGCAATAATGACTCCATTGACATCCTTGTTTAGGTTCTGCCGCTCATCCCCCAATTCATTATACACTTCGTCCGACCACTCTTCATCGCTGACCTTGTAGGCATCATCGTCCAGTTCTTCTCGCTTGAAATTTTGATAATACTCTCTTGCTGTTTCATCCAATAGAGCATCACTTGACCAAATTATTTGTTTCATACATTCTAATTTTTTATTTTCCCTTCCCTTCAGAGGCTTTTACCTCGTCCGGTGGGATTTGATTTTACGTGCAAACCACAAGGCGGAAGAAGGGAACAATGCAAGGAGGAAGCGGAATCCGAAGGATTTCATTTGAACGGCATTGACTGCAAATGAAACGCGCCTTGCAGGTTCACGTCCGACTTAACTTCGCACTGTAAAATTAATGGACGGCGGACGTAACCTCACTTTTGGGAAGAAATATGGTTATAAGAGGGACTGGAAAGCTGCTCAGAGGTATGGAATTGAGAGAGTCTTCTTTTTTCTATTGAAAATCGTAATCTGCCTGTTCATCAAGTGGAGCTAAGTATAACAGTATTACCGGGTGAAGATTTCATTTGGAGCTTGGCATCGCAACAGTCACTTATAAAAGTATGATGCGTATTAATCCGGTCATGAGCAAAACAAAAGCGACCAAAAGATCGCTTTGTTCATGATAAGGCAAGAATTATTTTTTGCCTTTTTTCACGGGCTTTACCGGCTTTTCAGGAACATCCTCCTTTTCGATAGGAGGATAAAACTTGACAGCCACCATAACAACACGATTGTGCTTCACACCGACCTTGTCGGTCCACTCTTCAGGCTTAAAGTAGCCTTCAATGGTGAGCATCGTACCTTTGGTCAGTTGGTCGAATGACCCAGTATTCTCGTTTTTACGCCAAGCCTCAATATTCATAAAGGCTGAAATGCGGTTGGTTTCCTCGGCATTCCTTTCCTGACGGCTTACGGCCAATGGGAAACGTGCGACACTGCTGTTGGTGAACTCTCGGATTTCAGCGTCTTTACCTAAGAATCCGGTTACTGTGAAATTGTTTTCAATCTTTTTCATGTTGAATTGCTTTTAGAAGTTATTAAATCAATTTTTACACTGCCTAAAAAGTAGATGTCGTTTAAGGGATGCACCAAGGATAGCGCGTCAATACGCTTTATTTTTAGCCACAGGTAAAATCGAAGGCTCGATAAAGGAAGATTGAAGCGGCTACGCCATTGGTCAAGACAACCATGTCGTTCCCGTCGGCATACTATCTTTGCAGAGGAAAAATGATGATTGCTTCGATAAAAAGCGATTATGGAAAATGGGAAACAAGTAAACCGGTAATGATAAGGAAAAAGAGCAAATCCAAATGTCGGCACAAAGGCGAGACATCCGTCCGAAAGTCAGTGAAGAATAGCAAAGCCAAAGCGAGACATGCCTGGCTTGAATTGAGACTGTAACAAACAGAATACCATCCAATCAGAAAAAAGGCCACTGCATAAGGAATGTGTCAGCCAAGAGTGGACAGAAGCGTAGGTAGCCCATCCTTGGAGGATAGTGATATCCGCATCGAAAAAAAATGGAACTGGAAGGAAAAACGGCAGGAAGAACCAGACTTTTCACAAAGTGGTTTCCAATTCGCTTTGTGCGAATGGCTGGTTTCTACAAAAGGGAGTGGCGCAGCCAAAAGAAAAAGTTATAAAAGGAAAATGGAAGTAAGGCTGAAATGGGTGATTCCATTCCAGCCAGTCGATGATATTTGTCCAAGGTGTCATTGAAATTCAACCATCATAATACGATGCTCGAATATTTTGGTTTTGTCGCTGGGACATCGCTGGCAAACCCAAAGGTGTCGTGCACCGTAACCGTATGTGAAATATTCATCAAGTGGAGTTTTTTTCTCCAACTGTCTCATGCTTTCACGCAATTCCGCCTCATTGCCAGAAAAAAGAATCGTGTTAATGATTCGGAAATAAAGTTCAGTTACCTCGTCACAATAGGGGCAAAAGCTGTGTTCAATTGTTACTTTCATGCTTCTTTTGATTTTTATTGTACTTCGATTATATCACTACTGTCCAAAGAAATTACCCCATAGGTTCAGTTGATCTGAATCGGAATCATTCATCGGACGTTTTGGTTTAATAAACAGTTCGCCTAAAGGCTTCCTCTCAAAGAGTACTTTGCCGACTACGGACGATAAAATATAAAGTTCCTGATCAATATGAAACATCTTTCTGGCAATGGCAAGCAGCAGGTAATCGCAGATGGCAATCCATATCTGCGAGTATACTGCATTCTGGCTGGTCCCGTAGAACGCCTTGATGTTCAGATGTTGCTTGATCCATTTGAAGAAACATTCCACTTGCCAACGTTCCCTATAAAGTTCAGCAATGGTCAGGTAGGAATGTGTGAAGTCATTGGTCAGGAACCGATAGACATTTCCCGTGGCATAATCCTCATACACAACCATACGGAGTGTATCCGGATACCATCGGGAGGTTTTCAGTCCCGTCAGCCTGATAGTGGAATCGCTAACAACTCCTGTACTTTTATCAACCGGATGCTCTTCTACCACCTCATACTTCATGTTGTCCTTGGCCCTGGTGACAAAGAAAGCCCGCTGGCGATGAAAGTGGAGGAACAACTGCTTGAAATCCACATATCCCTTGTCCATGAGGTAGTAATTACCAGGCTCCACGGGTACGAGGCTCATTGCTTTGGAGTCATGGACCGCGGCTTCCGTCAGATAAATAAATGTGGGAATCGTTCCCCGCAAATCCAGCAGAGTATGCATCTTTACACCACCTTTATCATGATGAAGTCTTGCCCATGGACAGAGTTGCAGGCAAAGTTTCATCGTACTGCTGTCGAAGGCATAGACGATTCCGTCCACGTCGAGTCTGGAAGGCTCATGGCGGTACAGGTATCTCGCTTGTGCAATCAATATCTGACCGAAGTCGTGATAGATGCGCCAGTCCTTGGTCCCGTTGATATGTGCCAAAGTCGAGCGTTGGATATATTTGATTCCGGACGAGTACAACTTGAAGGACAGGGCAACCAGCGTTGCATCAATGCTGCGCAGGCTATCCTGGCCGGTGAACTGGGCAAAACTCATCACCATGAACTGGTCTCTGCATTTGAACTCGATGGCATGTCGGTTGCCATTGTATCTCTTTACGCATTTGTCAAACTCATATCTCGGTATGAGCGACATTATCTGAGCGAATACGGTCTTTCCCTGATTCATGATTTCTATCTCTTGCAATACTATTTGCAAAAGTATAAAATCAAATCCCGGAAAAATTTTATTCGCGTAATGCATTAATATAAACTAATTTAAATCATGTCTGAGAAAATTTCTTTGGACAGTAGTGCGATTATATCTTCAATTCGACCATATAGGACAGAACGTAGTGCGGTTTTGTCAATGGCATAATATTCGGCAATATGTCCGTGTTGTTTCACGAAATACCGTTTGAGAACATCGGAGAAGTCAAAACGGTAGCCCATTAAAGCGATACCTCTTTTGAAATGGCAGCACTCTTTCACATTGCGGGTGAGCCAGTTCTTTTCTTCCCGACTCAACTTGTCGCCATTATCAAGACGTTCCCGTAATTTGTAAACCTTGCTATCTTTCAGTTTTTCCAATTCGGGCACATCCCATTGGACGAATTTCATTGCTATCTGTGTCATGGTTTCTATGTTGTAAAATTGTAAAAATTACTTCATCACAGTATTTAATACTCTCTCTTTGCCACAGATGAAACGAACAGTGATTTTGTTGTCGAAATCACCGACAATCGTTCCATCCGTGTGTCTCTTATAGAATAAGCAAAGTGTAGGATAGACCATAATTTTACTTTATCTTCTTCTACTCATTCAGTTACTAATTTGACCTTCCATTCTCCCTGAGAGAATATTCTAAAGCTCACGTACTCGTCTTCAAATTCATAGGTTAGAATCTTGATATAGACTTTATCTTTGTCCTCCAACGATTCTACCAATTTTTTGATTTCTTCTTCTGGATACACCCAACGAGAGGAAAATTCTGCATCTACACTATCACCATATCGATTGGTAAATTCGCTGAAAGTGTCATCCAAGAAAGCCTCTATTTTGTCGAGGTCTGTTTTATTTTCCGTTCTTGCGTGGAAAATGTTGGTTGCATAATTTGCCATAAATACCAAGTTTTAAGTTTGTTACTTTCCCTCCTGTAGCATTTCACTTACTTTCGGGCTTGATTGAAATTATGTCGCTTCAACAGGTGGCATGGCTATGTATGCAGGGTTTCACTACAAAATACTACCTCTGCGAAGCGGAGCGTGGAGATTTTGTAGTGAACCTTCAGGTTACAACCTTGCATACAATAAAGACATGGCAAATACCTTTGCGACACAATTCCCATCAGGCAGACCGAAAGTTGATATGCGAGCATGTGGGAGTTTGCTCGGTACGGATGTGTGTAAAAGGTAGCTATGAAGTAAAAGAGTATCGCAGCGAAAAGAGAAAAGAGGCAAGAGCTTATCTTCTCTTTTGGCTGTATGGGTAGAATGGGAAAATCACAAAAAGTAACATGAAAATCCAGTTTGGTTTAGTTTGTTAGCCTTATATATGCTAAACTAAATTAAACTAAATATAGGCAGGCATTTTTGGCTGCCTGTACAAAAAAGATTATCTTTGCTACAAGCAATACAACTTCAAGAGATAATAATTTGTATTCTCTTTATGAGCTGCAAATAATTTGTTAGTTAAAGTTAGGAGCAAATTCTTCGAATGATGAGAGCAGATAAAATTGCTCGGAATGCACTCTGAAAGCAAACAAACGAAAAGAAAGAAACAGAGTGCAAATAGAAAAATGAGAAATCACTTTAATTCCTGTTTTTGTTCCTTATTTGTTTCTTCATTAAAATCACCTTTCTTATAACATATTGATTATAAAATATTTAAGTGTATATTTTTAAGATAATTAAGAATATTTCCAACTAATTAAAATCAATAAGAATCTTTGGGAAAAGGATTCTTATTATTCAATCAAGTATGAAATGATGTCATATAAATCTTTCAATAGCTTGACTATTGGATAACCGTTAAGTTGTTCCTGATACATAAAGTACAATACCTTTACAGAAGCTTGCATGAGTAAATTTTTGAAATTCATAATTAATCTCGCCTCCGATTATATCAGTCTACCGACATGGTACACTTCACCCGAAAAGCGAGATTGGCTTCTGCTTCTGCGAAACTACAAATCAGCATTCAAATAAAAAAGGACACTCATTATACAGCATTGATAATCAGTCTATTATAAAAAATCACCTAAATTCTATTACGAATCTAAGTTGAATCAATCTAAATAATAGAGTGATAAATATGTGAGTTATTAAAATCAAAATCATTATGAACTTAAACAAATTGAGAGATAAGGCCTACCAGTGCGCAGTAGCCCACGGATGGCATGACGAGAACCTGAGTGACGAACATTTCCTTTGTCTGGTCATATCCGAACTTATGGAAGCGGTGGAGGCAGACCGGAAAGGGAAACATGCGAAAGTTGCAATGTTCAAAGAATGGCAAGGGAATAGCGTTCCATTGACCGAAGAAACTAGGAAAAGGAGATTCATGAAAGACTTTGAGGCATTTATCAAAGGGACTGTCGAGGAAGAACTTGCCGATGCCTGCATCCGTATGTTGGATTTGGCCGGATTGAGAGGATATGATTTGGATAGTCTCGACTACGAAGGAAGCGATACGGAAGACTATTCCGATATGACCTTCACGGAGTCCATGTTTAGAATCTGTGTCTATGTCACCGACAACTTCTACAGGGATGAACCATTTATCCTCCTGAATGAGATATTCGCTTTCTGCCGGGATAGAAATATCGACATCTTCTGGCACATCAAGCAGAAAATGAAATACAATGAACTTCGTCCGTATAAGCACGGAGATAAAAACTACTGACCATGAAACACGCATTCTACGCCTTAATCATCATACAAGCCCTGTACGAGCTTGTGAAGCTGCTCAAATGTAAATCCATATACCGACATGTAAAAGTCTTTCAGAAGCTGGATAAGACAGCAAGAAGATGGTATCTGATGGCGCATCCGTGGCTTCATGTTGCATTCTTCATGGATACCATCGGACTTTTATTGCTGGGGATAGGATTGTTTTCAAGCCAGTGGATATGTTTCCTTGTTGTCCTGGCCATGAGTTTCAGTCAAATCCAAAAGCTGGGAGCATGGGCGGTGTTCCTGGACAGTCTGGTAACGGTTATCATCTACGCTTTCGCTATCCTGAATGCATATCACTTGGCATAAAAAAAGGGAGCCAGCCCACACGATTAAAAGCCAACTCCCTCACACGATTATGATGCAAATATAAGAATTTCCAACTAAATAAATCGTGCTATGACAAAAGAATTTTCATCAATCGTGGAGTTGAAATCAATACGTGAACAGAAATCAAGATTATCAGAACGCGAGCAGGAGTTATCCTCCCCCATCCTGACTGATTTTACTCTCATCCCGGAGATTTACGACTGGTTCAGAGAGATACTTTCCAGAACAGATTGTCCCCCCAATTCGGAAAGTGTTACCCAGCGAAAGAAGTTCCTCTTCATCGTGTTGTTCCTCTTCGCCCCCAGTGTGCTTGCCGGCGGGCGGCTGCCGAACGGCATCCGGGCAGAGATTTCCGGTGTGTTCCCGGATGTTTCCCCGTGTGTAATATCAAACAATATCGCTGATGTTTCCTTTATCTACCAGCAGTATAAGGATTTCCGGAAGGATATAGAGTATCTTTACAATCAGATTTTAGAAAGGTTGAAGGTCAAAGGACTAATCAAGTAGAAGTGAAATGATATTACTACCGCCAAGATGTAAAATACAATTTTTCGAGATAATTATATACAACTTTCAAGAAAAATTATATATCTTTGCTGGAGAAAAAATCTCTGCTGCAACAGAGATTTCTTCAAGTCCAGTGGTGGACATAATTTTTTTATTAATTAATGAATTGCAAATTTACAGAAAAACAAAAGAGGAAGCGTATAATTAGCGCAAAAGAATGTGAAATTGAACTAGGTTCAATTCTCACAAAACTGTTTGAAGCATACGGAGATGCAGTAAAACAGTATAATAAAGAGATAGTGCTAACTCCTCCAGAAGCTCGTATGAGAGGATTTGAAGCACACTTGTTGAATGTCAAAATAGTACAATCAATACAGAAGTATTTTAGTAGAGATTGGAAAACTGGAAAGTATGGCAGATTCATGCTTTATGTGAAGGGATATATAATTCTGTTCAAGAAATTGGATAAGAATGATATGCCGATGAACATACATACAAAAATGACTGATTCGATAGAGAACCAATTGCAAGGGAGATTGTTTCAGGACGACGAGGACCCAACAGCTCCTATTTTGTTTTTTGGTTACAAAAAGAATCAATTTGGTGAATTAGTTGACCCAAAGCTGGTTTATATAGATGAAAACAAGGTTAAATGGGCTATAAACAAACCTGCTACAGAAGGTCTGAAACCGACAGTTGTTTTGAAACCGTCTGTTCCTGCAGCATCTGTATCACTGAAAGGTGCTAATAAAGCCAAAACAGCCGAGAATAAATAACATAAATTATTAACCCGTCTGCCACTGGATGTTTTTATAGTAATAATATTTAAGACCACAGTCTTAAATTGGAAATTAAACATACGATTATGAATTTCAATTATAAGCAGCTAACATTTGTCAGGGAATATCGTGGCTATTCACAAACAGAATTAGCATCAAAAATTCCGGGCTTATCGCAATCCAATTTGTCTAAATTTGAAAAAGGATTGGGAATATTATCTGCTGATGTTGTGAAACGGATTATTGACTTTTTGGGCTTTCCTGAAGAATTTTACAATGTAAAGATAGGTAATAATGTCGATAATGCCCACTATAGAAGAAGAAGCGGAATCAGTAAAAAGGATCGTTGTCACATCGATTACTCAAATAAAATTATTGGATATTTAGTAGATGAAATGTCTGATTCTATTGAATTTCCTGAAATGAATCTAAGATTTATTGACCTTGAAGAAGGTTATACTCCTGAGTCTGCAGCGAAATTTACACGTAGATATATGGGAATTCCGGATTCAGAACCGGTAAAGGACATCTGTACTTTATTGGAAAAATATGGCGTTATTATAGTAGAAAAAGACTATGACGAAGATATTTTTGATGGAGTGTCATTCACAACTGATAAAGGAGCATTTGTATTAGTATTAAATAAAAATTTTAGCAATGACCATAAAAGATTGACAATAGCACATGAATTAGGACATATTATCATGCATTTGTCTCCTAACTATCCAATTCCAGATTATAGAGACAAAGAGAATGAGGCTTTTAGATTTGCTGCAGAATTTTTAATGCCTTCCGAGTCTATCAAGCCGTCTCTTAGAAATTTACGTTTGAACTATTTGGCTCCATTGAAAGAATATTGGCTTACATCAATGGCTTCAATTATTAGAAGGGCCAAAGAATTAGCATGTATAGATGAAAATAAATATAAGTATTTTTATATAGAACTTAGCAGAAGAGGTTATACTAAGCATGAACCTATAAATGTGGAGATAGATGAGCCATCTGTTTTCTATGAGGCCTATTCTTTATTTAAAACAGAACTTGGATATACAATGAATGATTTGTCTAAAGCTTTTAAACTTCCTATTGATATAATTCAAGATTTCTGTGAAAAGGATAAAAAAATGTTTCGATTAAAAATTGTAAGATAATAGAAAAGCCGGAACACTATGTTTCCGGCTTTATGTTTATTATAAATGAGCTTTTAGATTCTCTAATGATTTATTTAATAGTGATATAACTTCTACTAATTTATCTGAACTCAAAAATTCTTGAGAGCGATTTGTATAACTACGAGTTTGAATATATATACGCCAATCTCTTTCTTTTTTAGTTGTTCTAACATAAGCTCCTAATCTTACACCATCTTTAGTTTTATACTCACATTCAGTATAAATTTCAGGTAGTGAAGTAATCACATTGTCTTTTATGTATGTCAAAGATTTTATACAACCTTCAAGCTCATCAAAATCAAGGGTTCCTATATAAGTATCAGTTCCTAAAGAAGATGAATAATAATATGTTTCAAGACGTAAAGCTCCTGTTTTTTCTCCTGTTGACATGTCAGTTATAATAATATTCTGGAATGTTACACCTCCTACTTTCCCTATGTCGTAAAAGTCTTTGCGCAAAAGGACACCATCTTTTTGCAGTAATTGAACCGTTTCGCTTTTGGATGATTCTTCTTGTTTGTTAGTTTGTGCATTGGCTGTAATTGCTAAAAATACAACAGCCATCATAAATAAAACTTTTTTCATAATGCTATATTCTTTTGTTTGTTAAACATTCAATTCCAGCAACTTTCTTAAATCCTCAAAAGAGTGAACTTCATAAAGAGTTCCTTTCACTTTAACATAACCGTTTACCTCGGTTAAATCTTTTTCTTCTAATATATTAACCTCTCTGATTTCATCATCAGTAAGAATTAATTTCCATACAGGTACACCAATAGCTTTTGACAATTTTTCTAACGTTTCAAGTTTGGGTTTCTCTGTATTAAGTAATTGATTGAGCCCTATAGGGGTAATACCTAACTTTTCTGCAATATCTACCTTTTTAAGGTTTAGCTGCTCTATAATTTCTCTTGTTCTATTTATCATAAAAATCAATTTTGACACAAAAGTAAATGCTTTTATTTATGTATAAGTATTTACTTTGTTAATCTTTATAAAATATAAGTATATTCTTTTATTTATGTTTGTTTTATTAAAGCATTTACTTTTACTTTGCACCATCAAACAAGAAGTAATAACAATTTAAACGCACACGATTATGAAGACTTTAAAAGAACAAGTAGAAGAGATTAAGAGCATGAAAGGTTCTAAGGCAGCAAAGAAAGCAGCTTTCGTCAAGTTGGGTTTGAGAAAGTATGAAGTTGAGTTGCTTATGTCTGAATTGCCTAAAACAGTCAGAGAAACACACAAGTTCACTTTTGGTGTTGAGATTGAATGCCTGGTAGCTGCAAGCCTTATGAGAGAAAGTGCAACAAGAAACGAAATGCCTTTTCAGTATGAGGGTTATAATCACGTTGACAACAACCACTATTACAAGTTCGTATCTGATTCTTCTATAAGAGGTGAGAACCCTATCGAATGTGTTTCACCGGTTCTTATTGGTAAAGAGGGTATGAAAAGCCTAGAAACATGCTGCAAAGCTTTGAATGAAGCAAATGCACAAGTGAATATCTCTACAGGCTTACATGTGCATATCGGGGCTGCCACTCTGTCCGGCGAAGCCTATGTAAATGTGTTCAAGAATTATCAGAAACTAGAGAAGGTGATTGATACTTTTATGGCTCGTTCAAGACGTGCAAATAACAGCCAGTGGTGCAAGACTCTTCAAGGTATAAGCTTTGAATGTTGCAGAACGAGATATGACGTTCTAAACGTAATGAGAGACAACAGATATTTTAAGGTGAACGCCTGTTCTTATACCCGTCACAAGACTATAGAGTTCAGACAACATCAGGGTTCTACAGACTTCGAAAAGATTTCTAACTGGGTTAACTTCTGCGCCAAGCTGGTTGCCTGGTCAAAGAAGAACGTGCTGAGTTCAGAGATTAATTCAATTGACGAGATACCTTTCTCGACAAAGAAAGAAAAGTCATTCTTTAAATCACGTGCTGAGGTTCTTGCATGAGCCTCGCACGATTAAAATCAGAGAATATGTGCTGTATTATCTATAAGCCAAAGGGTGTTCAGATGCCAACTCTGGACACTTTGAATAAAGTTCAGAGAATCAATCATCATGGCTACGGATTTGTTTCTTCAAAACATAGATACAAGACAATGGATTATCAGAAGTTTTTGGCTCATCTTTCAAAGGTGGGTATTGAAGAAGAATGTATCATTCACATGAGATGGGCAACACATGGTTCTAAGTGTAGAAAGAACTGTCACCCGTTTGTCGAGAATGGCGTTTATTTTGCCCATAATGGCGTTTTGCCTATTCAGTCAGTAAATGATATGACAGACAGCGAAATCTTCTTTAGAAGCAAAATTTACCCCCTTGTAATGAAATACGGGTATGAATCGAAAGTGACAGAATCCATGATGATGGCTGCCGCTGGCAGTTCTAAGTTCGCCATGATGTACAAAGGAAAAGTAAAGCTGTATGGAGATTATACGAAATTAAACGGTGTGTATTATTCTAATTTGAGATGGTTATGATAAAGAACATTTTAGAAATCCTGAGAGAGAAAGTAGAAAGCGGTAAAATAACACTTTCGGAAGCAGCTGTAAAGCTTTACAATGCAGGTTGGACTAATTTTATTGATATTGAAGTAACTAAGAGATTATTGAAACTATGAATGAGAAAGAAATCCTGCAAGAAATAATCGAGTGGCTGGGTAATGATACCAGCTACTTGTCTACAAGAACTGATTATGCCAGAGGGTATAAATCCGGTATAGAATGTGCAAAAGAAATTGTTGAAAGCATCATCAATAAGCACGACCCTGATTTATTAGCAAACAATTAGCAAATTGTTTCGTATGCGTTGAATCGTTATTCAAAATTGTCTTCATAATGGGGTATCTTTGTATAGATACCATCGCGGGTTAGAGCAGTGGTCAGCTCGTCACTTTGACTTGGTGAAAAGCAAATAATTGAATATATGAATAGTAGATATGAAATATTAGCAAAAGAGAAAGGTTATTTTGTCGATAAACAAGGTAATGCATACTCACCACAAGGTAATAAGGTCGGGACTCGCGGCAAAGGCCCATATTTGTATTTTGGTATAAGAGTGTCTAAAACAAAAGTTATCAAAGTATATATACATCGTTTGCAAGCCTATCAAAAGTTTGGCGATTTGATATTTAATGATAATATAGAAGTAAGGCATTTAAATGGTAATTCTTTTGACAATTCATTCAAAAACCTTGCAATTGGTACACCGTCAGAAAATGCTATGGATAAACCAGAGTCAAAAAGGAAAAAGATTTCTTTGGTTGCATCTAATAAATTAAAAGTGTATTCAGATGAACTGGTTTTAGAGATACAAAGAATGAGAGAGGCTGGCATGACCTATGCAGAATTGATAAAGAAATACAATATAAAAAGTAAAAGTTCTTTGAATTATATACTAAAAAGAAAAGTATCGCGGAATGGAGTCGATGGTTAGCTCACCACTTTGACTTGGTGGGGTGCAGGTTCGAATCCTATTTTCGTGAACTAACATTTTAAAATAGCACGATTATGAAAGTATTAACATTGATTATTAAGCAGAAATGGTTTGATGAAATCATTAAAGGCAACAAGAAACAAGAATTTAGAGAATTACGACCAGCGAGCGAGAAGAAATACATTGAATATCAGAAAGATGGTACATTTGATGCTATAAAATTCGATGCTATTCGCTTCTATGTTGGTTATAACAAAAACAGAGATACTGCACTCGTTGAAATCAAGAACATATCTTTTCTTGATTTTGTAGACGAGAACAATGAAATGATTGTACTTAAAGACCTGAAAACAGGCGAAGAATATGACAAGATGGATATTGTTTACGACTTAGGCAAAGTGTTAGAGATAAATGGTGTTAGTCAATAGAATGTATAACCTTAAAAAGAAAAATTATGGCTCGAAGGCAAAATCGAAATTTACGTTCACAGGTAAATAGTGTGACAGGCGCTTATTTAGGCAATACCACCAACCGTTCTTTTACAGGTGGCAGTGGACAATTTATGAATCATAACCAGAAATACCGTGAAGTCCGTAAGGGTTTAGGATTAGAAGCCGGTTGATAAATGACACTGCAAGAAAGGACATACAGCCATATTGACCTCGTCAGACAGAAGACTGACGGGGTTTTGCTGTTTCTGTCGCTGGGTAAGGATTCTTTAGTATTGCTGGACATGATCTACCCGAAGTTTGATAGAATAGTCTGCGTGTTCATGTACTTCGTCAAAGGTTTAGATCACATCGAAAGATGGATTGGATGGGTAGAAGCCAAATATCCGAAGATAGAGTTTGTTCAGGTACCCCACTGGAACCTTACCTACATTCTTCGCGGCGGTATGTATTGCGTGCCAAACCACAAAGTGAAGCTTTTGAAGTTGGCCGATGTGGTGAAGGCCATGCAGCTAAGATACGGACTTTACTACACGTTCTTGGGCATGAAGAAGGCCGACGGCATGAACCGCCGCCTGATGCTGAAAGGCTATGAAGCAAACGGGTATGAGAACAACGGAATGTGCTATCCTCTGGCAGACTGGACGCAGAAAGACATTCTATCTTACATGAAACAGAACAGCCTTCCGGAACCTATCAGATATTCACTCAAAGCCAGTTCGGGTGTAGGCTTTAACTTGGATTGTATGCTATGGCTGGAGAAGAACTACCCGCAGGATTTACAGAGAATTTACAAGGTATTCCCGATGGCAGAAAGAATCCTTTGGGAACATAAACAAAAGCAATAGGTATGGAACTGAGCAAATACATAAAGAGTGAATCGGTGGAACTTAACCGTTCCGCCATCCACTTCGCAGATTATAACCCCAGGAAACTTTCTGAGGAATCCCGAAAGACATTGAAACGAGGCATTAAGAAGTTCGGCTTAGTTGGTGGAATCGTAGTCAACAAGCGGACTGGATTAACCGTTGTTTCCGGTCACCAGCGTCTGACAGTCATGGATGAGTTGCAAAAGTTCCCAGAAAACGACTACAGAATCCGCGTCGATGTCATTGATGTAAACGAAAAGCAGGAAAAGGAATTGAACATCCTAATGAACAATCCAAACGCTCAGGGAGCATGGGACTATGACGCATTGGCTCGGTTAGTTCCAGATATTGATTACCAGGATGCCGGCCTGACAGCTGCTGACCTTAACATGATTGGCTGTGATTTCCTTCTCCAGACAGAAGAAGAAAGCTCTATTGCCGATGCCCTAGAGGATATGATGGCACCTGTCACAGAGCAGAAAGAAGCTGAGAAAGCCGCAAAGCAGATGGAAAGAGCTGAAAAGGTAGCTCACATGAAAGAAGCAAAGCAGCAGGTGAAGAATGCAGCCCAGAAACAGGCACAGGATATGGATGCTTATCTGATGCTTTCCTTTGACACGTTCGAAGCTAAGGCAGCTTTCTGTGAAAGGTTCGGTTACGACCCCTACTCCAAGTTTATCAAGGGTGAGGTATTCGATGAACAGATAGAAAGAATTGAATGACAACATGAAATTTTAGGAGGAAAGCCGAGTTAGAAGAAAAACATATAGTCAGTTGTATCAACAGTCAAGACGAATAATGTACAACGCCGGAAGGCAATACGGGCTTGGTACAGACAGACAAAGAAGTATAAGAGACAGAACGAAGTCTATAATGGAAAGATATGCGGCCAGGATAGATAGCTATTTCTCAAAGAGAGGAATTGATATTTATGGTGATAAGCCTGTTTCTCGCCGCATTTATATGGGCAACAATAATGGATGAAATATGGTAGGGGATTTTATTCTTTGGCTAAAGACGTTTTTTGGGCAGAATCTTTTTTGTATCCATCATTATGTTTGGAAAGGACCATTAGATTTCCGCTATGAAATTTGTGATAAGTGTGGAAAATTGAAAAAGAATTGAATAATTATGAAAGCATCAGAAGAATTTGGTGAGGTTATTGATAGAATAGACAACTTGATAGGAGCATTGGAGTTACCTATGCCTGCAGAGTTTCATGTAAATCAGATGAAGCATGAACTCAGTGAAATATCGGATAAATTGAAACGAGTATACGTCGAAGAAGAGGGTGAAAACCCTTGGGAGGAATAAATGATGAAAAGTGAATCTCAACATAAGAAACATCCAGGAGGAAGAAAGCCAAAATTCGATTACAGGGGTGAGGAATTTCTTTCTCAGGTAGAAACGTATGCCAAAAAGGGATTCACTGACCGGGAAATAGCATTCGCGCTCGGGCTGAATCCGACCTACTTCTACGAAATGAAGTCAAAATATTCGGAGATAACTGACGTATTAGCGCGCGGGCGTGCGACAATCACCGCCGCTGTACGTGCCAAGTTCCTTGCTGTAGCTTTGGGCGGTATCAAAACGAAGAGTACTGTAGTAAGGAAGCTGAAAGACCAGGACGGAAACCTGACCGGCGAAGAAGAACTTCAGGTAAGTGAAAGCGAGCTGGCTCCCAACCTTCAGGCAATGTCTGTCTGGCTGTATCATCACGATGATGAATGGAGGAAGGTTGAACGCCGTCAGGACGAAGACGCAGATATTCCAAAGGATATTGACCACGGAATTTCTATTGACTCATGGATTAAAGACAAACTGAAATGATTGTACCCCAAGCAATATATCATCCGTTATATACCGATAGCGAGAAGTTTATCATCCTTATCACCGGTGGCCGTGGCTCGGGGAAGTCTTTCAACGCTTCTACCTTCATTGAGCGTCTGACATTCGAAATGACTCCCACAGAGAAGATAGTCCACCAGATTCTATACACCCGTTATACGATGGTATCTGCCGGGATGTCTATCATTCCAGAGATGATGGAAAAGATAGATTTGGATGGAACCACGAAGTATTTCAAGACCACCAAAACCGATATAGTAAACCGGATGACCGGCAGCCGTATCATGTTCCGTGGTATCAAGACTTCTTCCGGGAATCAGACTGCTAAACTAAAATCAATTCAGGGTATCACCACCTTTGTCTGCGATGAAGCGGAGGAATGGACCAGTGAGGACGAGTTTGACAAGATTATGCTCTCCATCCGTAAAAAGGGAATCCAGAACCGGATTATCATCATCATGAATCCATGCGATTCGAACCACTTCATCTACAAGAAATACATCGAGAATACTCACCGGCTGGTGGAGGTTGACGGCGTCCAGGTACAGATTTCCACCCATCCGAATGTGCTTCATATCCATACGACTTATTTCGACAATATCGAGAACCTTTCTCCTGAGTTCCTGAGAGAAGTCAAGGAAATGAAAGAGAAGAATCCGGAGAAGTACGCTCATGTGGTTATCGGTCGATGGGCAGACGTGGCCGAAGGTGCCGTGTTCAAGAAATGGGGTATCGTGGATGAGTTCCCCATGTGGTGCAAGAAGGTGGCTATTGGACAGGACTTTGGTTATACCAATGACCCATCGGCTTCTATCCGGTGTGGAATCATTGACAATGCGCTTTATCTGGATGAAGTGGATTATAGAACTGGATTACTTTCTGGGGATATTATAAAGACGCTACGCCCGTGGAATTTGAGAGTGATTGCCGACAGTGCGGACCCGCGACTCATTCAGGAGATTCATAACGGAGGGATTAAAATATACGCGGTAGAGAAAGGGCAAGGTTCTGTCAATGCCGGTATTGACAAGATGCAGGGAATGGAAATATTCATTACCAAGCGTTCTTATAACCTGCAGAGGGAGTTCAGAAACTATGTATGGGCAAAGGATAAGGATGGAAACTACATCAACGAACCTGAAGACCATGATAATCATGGCATAGATGCTGCACGCTACTATGTGCTGGGAGAACTTCTCGGTAGAATTATGAAACCCAAAGACGTTTCAGGAATATTTGGACATTAAACTTTGAGATATGACTATAGAAGAAATTTTAGCTATGCCGGAAGTAGAGAGAAAAATCTACTATCTGAAAAAAGGACGAAAGACCGAGCAACCAAACGCTCACGCTCTTTACAACGACTGGAATCCGAACAAGCACGAGATAGTGATAGATGAAGAGAAATACCCGAAAATCAAAATTACGACCCAGCCTGAGAAACGGATTACAGACCCTACAACCGGGAAAGAATATGTTGAGCCGGCGGTAAGGAAAGAAGTTGACCCGAACAGGATTGCTCTTCCTATCGAGCAGGACATCGTGAACATTCAGACTGCCTTCACCGTGGGAACAGAACCGGTCCTTGATTGCCAGCCGGACCAGTCGGAAGAAAGCCTTCTTTCCACATTGAAGCAGGTGTTCAAGAAAAACAAGTTGAAATACCAGAACAAGAAAGTAGTCCGGGCATGGCTGGCCGAGCAGGAAGTGGCCGAATACTGGTATGTGGTGAAGGATGACGGCTTCTGGGCAAAGCTTAAGCGAAAGATTTCAGGAATCTTCGGAAAGTCAAAGCCTGAGTACCGTCTGAAGAGTGCTATCTGGTCTCCGTTCCGTGGCGACAAGCTCTACCCTTTCTTCAATGACCAGGGGGATTTGGTGGCCATATCCCGTGAATATAAGAAAAAAGACCTGAACGATGTAGAGATTACCTGTTTCATGACCATTACCAAGGACATGGTTTATCAGTGGGAACTGACAAGCAACTGGACCGATAAAGGTTCGTTCGCTCATGGATTCAAGAAGATGCCGGTGATTTATATGTACCGTCCGGAAGCATACTGTGAGAAGATAAAGAGCCTCCGTGTAAGACTGGAGAAACTTCTTTCAAACTATGCAGACTGTATCGACTACCACTTCTTCCCTATTCTCATGCTATTTGGTAACGTGGAGAACTTCTCCGGTGACTTCAAAAACCGGGTGGTCGAGCTGACCGGCCAGGGAGCAAATGCCCAGTATCTTACTTGGTCACAGGTACCAGATACTGTCAAGTTCGAGGTAGAAACCTTGCTGAGCCAGATATACGGACTGACCAATACACCCAGAATCTCTTTTGACTCCCTGAAAGGTACAGGTAACGCCGTTTCCGGTGTGACTTTCGACTATGTGTTCATGTCCACCCACCTTAATGTAGAAAATCTAAACGAAACTGTCGGCGAGTTCATGCAACGACGTGTAAATTTCCTTGTCTCTGCGTTGGGTTCCGTGAATTCCACCCTTGAAGAAGCTTCCGAGACTATTGACGTGGATGTGCAGATGCAGCCATACAAACTGGAGGACATCAAAGACAAGATAGACACTGCTATCAAGGCTAAGGACGGTGAAATCTGGTCGCAACAGCGGGCCATTACCTTTGTGGGGAACGTGGATGCAGTTTTGGACGAGATTGAAGCCATCAAGGAAGAGCAGGTTGAGAAACAGAAGAACGACATTGAGAAACAGAAACAGCTTTCCTTTCTCAAGAACTCCAGTAACAAATCTGAAGAATAGAACAATCCAGTCAGAAAAATTACGAGGTTTATACAAAACAGACGAATGGAAATCTAAAATATTTACCAATTGAGTAGCGGTATCTCTCGAGGTATCGCTATTTTCTTTATCATAGTAAAAACATGAATACTTCTTTGTAATTATTCGTTATTTTACTATATTTGCATCGTAATTAAGTCTTAAACGCTATGAGCTACAAATCAGTTAAAGACGTTGTAACGCTGCTTACTGAAAATGGCTTTTGGTTCGTGAGGCAGAAAGGCAGTCACATGGTTTACACTGATGGTAGCCATGTAGTGATTGTCCCAGACCACGGCAAGAAAGGCGTTGAGAAAGGCACTTATTACAACATTCTGAGGCAAGCGGGGCTAAAATAGCCCCCGCCTCTTTTGTTTAACGATAAAAAGGAGGTAGTATGAGAACCGTAGAAGTGATTGTAGAACATGCTGGTAATAATCTGAGTGCCTATATTGAAGGTGCTCCGGTGATTACTGTCGGCAACGATGTAAAGGAAATCGAGAAGAACATGAAGGAAGCTGTTGAACTTTACCTGGAATCATGCAAGGATATGAACATCGCTCCAGTGGAAATTTTGCAGGGAGAGTTCACCTTGAAGTTCAAGATAGATGCTGCCACCTTTATCAACTATTACAGCAGTATCTTTACCAAGGCTGCTTTGAGCCGGATAACCGGAATTAATGAACGCCAGTTGTGGCATTATGCGGCTGGAGTACACAAACCCCGTAAACAGCAGCTGGAGAAGATTCAGAAAGGTATTAACGCGCTGACAGAAGAACTGGCAGCTATAAATTTATTATAATTATGGACTTTTCAATTTTAACACCAATTGCTGCTTTTGGTGGATTTGCACTCGGATTGATAAATCTAGGCATAACTGTCTACAAAGATTTTTTTAGAAAAAGTAAATTGAATGTAGAGATTTTATCTTTCAAAACAAGATATACTGAGGAAGGAGTGTATAATTTGCAATTAGATGTTCGTTTCTATGCAGAAAATGGTCTTATTGTTTTAAAAGAAATAAAATTAAAGAATAAATATGGTTTTACAGGGAATGCTTCTTCGGAAAGAAATGAAATCCAAATGTATCGAGGTATTCCCATGAATAAATTAGACATATGCAACTCTAATAAAGATAGTTTTATAGAAAATGTAAAAAGGCTATTTAGGGAAATATCATTTCCAATAACAGATTTAAAGATACAAAAGGATGAAATAAAATCAATTACATTCGCAGATAATATACAAGTTATTAGGTTATGTGATGGGTATGATGAACTTCCACGATATCAATGGAGTTTAGAAATCTCGTATAATAATAAATTATTAACGATTCCTTTAAATTTGGAGCCTGTTGGTAAAACTGAAGGATATTATTCTCATCAAGGTGCTCCATTTGAAAATTAATTAATTTTCAGCGTGATTACTCCGGTAGTCACGCTTTCTTTTTACCTAAAAACGAACATTTCCCCAATTGTTTCGTATCGTTAGCCTTAAAATTTCCCCTTCCCTTTCTCTATAAGTAAATTTACCGTATGAAATTATTAATCAAACTCATACGGTATGACAATCTTTGAACAAATCTTGGCAGGACTGCAACAGAAATTCGCTGGGGTGGACACTGCCACACTCACCCGTATCGCCACAAAGAAGGCAGAGGGGGTAACGGACGAAACGAAGGTGACCTCCATCGTTGAGGGTATCTCATTTCAGGACGTGATGCAAAACTATGGTGATTTCCGTGCAGGACAGGCACAGACTTCCGCTGTTTCAAACTACGAGAAGAAGCATGGACTGAAAGACGGGAAACCAATCGAGAATCCGAAACCAGAACCACCGAAACCAAACGACCCTCCAAAGCCACAGGAAACGGACATCGCAAAGATGATTGCCGATGGCATCGCCGCCGGTATCAAGCCGTTTGCCGACAAGCTGGCCAAAATGGAGGAAAATGAAGCGCAGGCGCAGCGCAATTCTCAGATTTCAGCAGTGGCGAAGAAGTATGGTATTCCCGAATTTATGCTGAAAGACCGCAACATTCCTGAAAACACGGACTTGGATACTTATTTCAAGGACATGAAGCAGGATATGTCTAACAACGGGTTTCAGTTCTCCAAAGCTCCTGAAACTGCCGAACAGAAGCAGGAGAAGGAAGCAAGTGAGTTCGCCAAAATAATTGAGGCGGACACAAAATCTATTGTCGAACAACAAAACAAGTAATTTATGTCAGCAGGATTTAAGTACAACATTGAGCCTGAACCGTCCATCGAGGAACGCTATGACGTTTCTACCGGTGTAAGACGCAGAGGGCCTTACAAACTGGATACGGCCAACCTTGTCGCTGGTTCGTTTCTTCCATCCTTTACACCGATTGCCGCCGACTTGGTGAAGAAGACCGCTCAGGTGGCTATCCGTGTAGAAGTCTATGAAAAGTTTACCACCGGTTCCAATACCACATTGAAAATCAAGAAAAACTCTTTGGCTTATGTGGGTATGCACATTGGTGACGGTTCCCATGGCGCTACAATCAACGCTATTGACAAGTCAGATAAGGCTTTCGATAAGTTGACATTGGCGGCAGACTTTGGTGCTACAGTGAATGCAGGAACGGTTCTTTTTGAAGCGACAGCAGTAAACGGAACTACTCCAAAGGTGGTTGCTAACTCAGCTTTGTATGAGAGAAAGCAAATTGATGAAGGTCCGGTATTGGTGGCTTTGCTTATGCGTGCATTCGAGATTGAGCCTACTAAGTTGGCTATGCCTTTCCATGCAAAGGATAAAGAAAATTTGCCACATTTCCAGTTTAACGAATAAGAAAGGAGGTAAAACATGATGCTAACTATTCATACTCTGTTTAACGACCCCAATATCGTAAACGCCGTTATCCAGCGTGTCCTTCAGACTCGTAAGGATACAATCTACTGGCAGCAGTATCTTGATTTCCGTAGAACGACTACCCGTGTGTTCAAGGACTACATCGGTCAGGTTACTGGCGTGATGGCTGGTTCTATCAATTCTCGTTATGGCGAGAAGCCTATCCGTGAACGCCGGAATATCGGTTCAGGATATGGTGAAATCGCTTATCTTGGCGATGCTTACCAGATTTCCATTGACCGCTTGTCTGAGCTTCAGGACTTGATTGACAAGTTCAATGCAGCTAAACCTGCCGACCAGGTAGCAGCCATGCAGGAAATCGTGAATTTCATCTATGACGATTACCGCCAGGTACTTTTGGCAGCTCACAAGCGCATGGATATTATCGTAGGTTCACTTCTGATGACAGGAGAAGCAACAGTCAAGAACAAGGACGACAATGCCGGAGGCGTCGACCTTCTTAACATTGAATTGCCGTTCAAGTTCATCAAGCCTGATACTGGTGCGAAGACGAACTTCATTACCTATCTGCAGCAGCAGATTAATGCACTGAAAGCGGACTATGGTAATTTCCAGAAGATGATCATGTCTCGTGGAACTTTCGTAAAGAATATCATCGGGTCGGCTGAGTTTGGTGACAAGTTCAAGATGCAGCTTACCAGTAATGAGATGTATCTTTCAACCGGGTTGATTACCTCTCAACTGGCTTCCCAAGTGTTCACTGGCATCGGGCTTCCGGCCATTGAAATCAAGGAAGATTACGTAAAAGACCAGACCGGAAAGAACGTGCAGATTTACACTGACGACCGTATCACCTTGCTTCCGCAGGATAAGGTTGGTTACATGCGCTTCCACACTCCGTACGAAGCAGTGGATGGCGTACCGGGACGTAACTATACCCAAGCCGACGGTGATATGCTTATTTCCGGTTACAAGGACAAGAACGGTCGTTATTTGGAATACACTGCAGAGTGGATTCCGCAGATTACGAACCCGAACCTGATTGTGAACTTTGATTTGTCAACCATGAACACATGACAGTAAATGACTACATATCACAAAAGTTTCAGACCTTCGGCATCAACTTGTCGGAGGCTGACCTTTTGGAGATAAGTTTGTCTTCAGAAGTAAGCGGAGAGGATGAGATGGGCCCGTCAAACATCGGACTTGTTTCGGTGTCTATGGCGAAGTTCATCCCCTCTCTATTACTCCGTGCCACTTCCATCAGCGAGAACGGTTTCTCTATGTCATGGGATACAAAAGGCTTGAAGGAATACTATTCTTTCTTGTGCAAGAAGTATGGTCTTGAAGACACGCTGTCAGATAAACCTAAAGTCAGATTCCTATGATATTCGCGCCACATATATTACAAATCAAGGTTACTACTCCAATGGAAACAGACGAGTTCGGCCGGCCTATTCCCGGAACCGGTGGAGAAAGCTGGCAGGACGTATGTAAGTGCCGGTGTGATGATAACTCCACCAAGGAGTTTACTTCGGAGAACGGCGAGGTGTACCGACCGAACTATCACATAGTCTGTGAAAAGAAAACCTCCCTGAAGGCTGGCGATGAAGTCAGATGTATGGATGGCGATAATACCAGGGGAACTGGCAAGGTTTATACGGTAAAAAATACTAACTATTTTGGTTACTCAGAAATATGGCTGTAAAATTTGATTTTTCGGACGTGGATAGCTTTTTCGAGCAAGGAATAAGTGAAATTCGTGACATCGTAGATAAAGTTGGCAATGAGGCTGATGAATACGATGTGAAGGATGGCTCTTATCAGGACAGGACAAAAACACTCCGTAGGTCAAATAAACACAATGTTGAGGACGATTGTAGTCTGACATTGTACAATGATGCAGCAAGCCCCCAAGGGTATCATTATGCGTCCAATGTGGAAAGCAAGGGTTTCAGAGTGAGAAGTGGAGGGGCATTATATGCTGAGAAACGATTAAAGGAGGAAATAAAATGATAGTTACCACCGACATAGCGAACATACTCTATCGTGATTGCCAGCCTTTTGAAATTGACATCGTTCCACACGGTAAGAAGCTGACGGGGCCGATGAAGTCCGAAAGGATTGTCATTCACTCTAAGAAGCAGCAACCGGAGACGTACTGGAAGAAGTCTTTCGTAGAAGTGAACCTTTGCGTTCCTGACTTGAAAGAAGGTGAAGCTAACACAATACGTCTGAACGAGCTGGAGAAACAGGCGCAAGAATTGTTTGACGGAGTGACCGGACGCTATGACGGAACAACCTATCATTATTCCATCGAGTCAATCGGAATTGAGGAAGACACATCCTTAAAGTGTCACTATGTGAATGTAAGAATTTTGTTTGAAGTTTTAAATGTGAAATAATATGGCAGAATCAAAGAAAATCACAGCTGTGAATATCAAGAAACTTTGGTATGGCGAGACAAATGCTATCACAGCAGATTTGACTGGGCAGGCTTTATATACTCTTTTACAAGGTGAAACCTTAAAAGAGGTGAAGAATATCCATCAGGATACATGGACACTTGAAGAAGCGGAAGCAAGCCGAACGAACTACAAGAACCAGCTTACCGGCCAGACCTATCGAAGTGAAAAGGAAATGGGTGACGTGACCGTCAACTTTACCATTGGCGAGTACGACTATCCTACTAAAAAAGACCTTATGGGTGGCGATGTCATCAACACCGACAAAGGTTGGAAGCGTGCAAGAGGTAAGGTAAACATTGAGAAGTTACTTGTTGCTTTAACTGACGATGACCAGTATTGTGTGATTCCACGTGCTGACATCGGTGCACGTGAAGCCACAACAGACAAGGCTGTCGGTATTCCTGTAAGTGCGGTGGAAGTGGAACCACAAAATGCAGAAGTTGCACCGGAATACTGGTTTGACTCATCTGAAGTAACAGCAGGTGCTTAATGCCTATCCAATAGGTAGAGATTGAATTCCATAACAGGGGTGGGCTTTATGGCTTCACCCCTTAATTTTTATCTTTTATCAGAATGAATCAAGGAGCAAAAATAGTAACTGAATCCATTATCGGAAGTGATTTCAGAACGGTGTTTGTCGCTGGGAAAGCCTACACGGTCTACCCTCCTACTATCCACAAGCTGGCCGGGGCAATCTCCCATTTGTCAGGCGTAAAAGAAGCAGACAATTTGAAAGAAGTTCTGCTCTCCCTGGGAGAAAGTGAGGCCTACAGCAAGGCTCTTTCCTGGCTGATAGCTGGTGACGAAAACTTGAGCGAAGAACTGGCAAAAGGAACATACGAAGAGAATGTGGACGCATTGGATGAAGCACTCTCTATGATTGACTCAAAGGTTTTTCTCAAAGCTGTCAGCTTGGCGAGGAACGTAAGCCTGCTGGCAGCGAAACCGAGGTTGTAGGGAATGATACTCTATTGGGACAGATAGCGTCGTTCATGGAAAATCTGCATCTGTCATACCGGGAAGTGGTCTATGAGATACCATACAGGAATTTAGTATTAATGCAGCGTGACAAGCTCCATACAGTTACCGGTACCAAGGTTACAAAGGTGAAGGGTAAGGACATGGCTTCACGCAGAAGAAGAAACAAGAAATAGATATGGCTACAATAGAATGTTAAAAGTAACAGAAACGTTACTTTTAACGTTACAAAATTTGCTTAATAGTAACGAAAATGTTACCTTTGCATTGTCAATTAAAAGTTCTTTGATTTATGAAGTTTTCAGAGTTTTACAAATTGATTGAGTCAGCAGGCTGGACAATCGAAAAGGGAAAGAAACATCACAAGTATGTTCATCCCGACTTTGACTACTTTATCCCTGTAGGCAGACATCCAGCCAAAGAGATACCTAAAGGTACTCTTGACAGCATGATGAAAAAGGCGGGGTTAAAGAAGTAAAAGAACAGCACCCACTTCGGTGGGTGCATTTAATTGACAAAACTTAAAATACACGATTATGAAGAAGATTCAGGCTATTATTGAAAAAGCAGATGATGGAGGAATCTCTATCTATTCTGAAGATGTAAACGGTGCGTATGGCTTTGGGCTTACAGAACAGGAAGCGAAAGAGGACTTTATTTCTGTTTTAGAGGAACAAGCGGAATATTACAAAGAAAAACATGGTGAATTTCCAAGTTGGTATAAAGCTGGCTATTCTGTGGAGTATGTGTATGACTTAAGTGGATTTTTTGAGGCATTTCCGTTCATTAATGCCAGTAAGTTCGCAAAGGAAATAGGTCTAAATGAATCTGTAATGCGAAAATACAAAGGCAAGATTGTGACCGCTTCCGAGAAACAGAAAGCATATATACAATCCAAATACAATGAAATACTTAAAAGAATGGAACTTGTCAAGTTTTGATATTCCAGCCGTGAGGCTTTGATATAAATTAAAGAACAAATTGACAATTTGGCGCATCATTATGATGCGCCTTTTTTATTAAAACACTGAAAAACACAAATACGCAACAATAGGTTTATTGTTTGGTATTAATCATCGTAAAAACTGAATATTAATGAATTGAGGTGTAACTTCAAACATTAATATTCAGTTTATAATATATGGCTACACTTGTATTCCGCGTAAGCGCACAATATGATGAAGTTATAAGACTTCGTAATGAGATTAGTAAGCTGGAAGCCCAGTTAAAGAAGATGGACGTAAACAAATCACCCGCAGCCGCCAAGGCATTGGAAACTCAACTGGCATCTGCTCGCCAACAAATGATGGGGCTGGTGACCGAGGCGGCCAAAGCTGGTGCTGTAATGGAGAAAGACTTTAAGTCCAATATTTACAATGCCTCACAATCTGTAAATGATTTTACTCAAAAAATTATTGACCAGAAAAGAGTTGTCAAAGACGTAGAACATGATGTTAAGCGGTTGGGCAATGCTTATAAAACAGCTTTAAAAAGAAATCCGACGGGAGCTGCAGGCTTATTATCAGAATACCAATCTGCAAAGAAGACTCTCGATGAAGAAAAAGCTACTTTATTTGGTTTGACTCAACAGCAGGCAGAAGCCCGTCTTTCAGTAAAGAGACTGAAGGATGAATATGCAGCTTTTAAGGAAGAAGCCGGCGAAACGGTCGAAGCAAATGAAAAGATGTCCGTTTCCTTAACCAAAGTACTTGGTGTAATAGGTGGAGTAACTGCCTTGAAAAACTTTGCCACAGAACTTGTCAATGTACGAGGACAATTCCAGCAGCTTGAAATTGCTTTTTCAACCATGCTGAAAAGTAAGGAAAAAGCAGATAAACTGATGTCGGAACTGGTGGATATTGCCGCAAAGACGCCCTTTGACCTTCAAGGGGTGGCATCATCTGCCAAGCAAATGATTGCTTATGGCTCGTCAGCCGAGAATGTGGGTGATGAACTTGTCATGCTTGGTAATGTAGCCGCCGGTGTTGGCTCCCAGCTTAGTGAAATAGCCTATCTCTATGGCACATTAAGGACGCAAGGAAGGGCCTATGCTGTCGATATTCGTCAGTTTGCAGGACGTGGTATTCCCATCTACGAGGAACTGGCAAAAGTGCTTGGTGTGACAAAAGATGAAGTTTCCGGTTTAGTAAAGGAAGGCAAGGTAGGATTTAAAGAAGTAGAACAGGCCTTCAAAAATATGACTAGTGAATCAGGAATCTATTATAACCTGATGCAAGAACAGTCTAAGTCTCTTACAGGTCAGTTGAGTAACCTTGGAGATGCTTGGGATACAATGTTGAATGAGATTGGAAAAGATACTCAGGGAATTGCTTCTGCAGGTATTTCAGGATTGAAAGGTCTTATTGAGAACTATGAAACTGTTGGTAAGATTTTGATAGGACTGATTGCTACATACGGGACATATAAAACCGCTCTTATTGTAGTGCGAATAGCTCAGGATACATTAACGGCCAGAATGGAACTTGCAATACTGGTTACTAAAGCTCAAACGATAGCCCAAAAGGCTTTGAATACGGTTATGAAAGCTAACCCGTATGTACTGGTAGCTACGGTTCTTGCCGGGCTTGTTGCTACTATGTGGGCCTTTCATGACAGCACAACCGCATCGGAAAAGGCACAGCAAAAATTCAATGAAGAACAAAAGAATTTTGCGAATCAGGAAGAGGAACGCAAGAAAAAGATAGAAGAGCTGATACGCGTTATCCAAGATGAGACAGAAACAGAGTTTTCAAAGATAAAGGCCTATGAGGAACTGCAAAGGTATTCTCCTGCACTTTCTTCTGCTTATACCCGTGAACAACTGGCTGTACTCAATCTTGCAGAAGCAAATAAAGAACTGAATAAGGAACGAGACAAGAACAGTTATGAAAACATACTAAAGAATATACAACAATGGGAGGAGAAAATAAAATCATTAAATGCTTCTTTAAAAAATGCCGGGCAAGGTGCCCCATTAATTGCTTCACAAATAGAATCAGCAAAAGCAAATCTTAACAAGTGGGAATCAGCCCTGAGCGAATATAATCGACTGAAAAAGGAAACAGAGGAAAACTCGAAACCTGTAGAAGTCAAGCTAATGGAAGCAAGAAGTAATCGTGAGCAGATTATACGCGAATACAATATAGCAAGACAAATATTGCAGGAAGAGCAAGAAAAAATTAAGAATTTTCCTTTTGCAACAATTCCTATTGACGTTCAAATACGGTTCAATAATGCGCAAGCAGCGCTAAAAGGGATTGACGGCACCATATTTGGCCTGGAATCGCAAAGGGAAGCATCGGAAAAGTCGTATCAGCAAGCATATAAAGAAGCAAAAGCTGTTTACGAAGCAAAATTAAAGGCTGTAGAGGATGCTAAAAAAGGTACTGAGTCAGCCTATAAGAAAGCTGTAGAAGAGTTGGAAGCGGCAGAAAAATCATATAAATCGCTCGGTGGTATAACAGGAGACACTCTGGCCAAACAAGAGAATGATGCGAAGAAAGATGCCGAGCGACAAAAGAAAGAGCAGCAACAGGTTGCAGAAGAACTCCTTCAGCTTCGCAGAACCAATCAGCAGGAAGAAATCAACCTGATGGAAGAAGGTTCTGAAAAGAAACGTAGACAGATTGAACTGGATTACCAGAAAGAGATTGATGCTTACAACAAGGCTAAAGCCAAATATGGTGAGATTGATGAAGTGAAAGTGATGAAATCCAATGCAGAATCAAAGCGTAATAAGTCTTTCTATGAAGTAGATATTGAATCGCTTCAAGCTGAAAAGGATGCACTAAATTCCTATCTTCAGGAATATGGCACGTTCCAACAGCGTAAGTATGCCATTGCACAAGAATATGCCGACAAGATAGCCAAAGCCCAAACAAATGCCGAAAAGATAAGGTTAGGGAAAGAACGGGACAGCAAACTTTCCGGTATCGAATCAAATGCTTTAAAGGCAAATATAGATTGGGTAACAGTGTTTGGTGAGTTCGGAGGAATGTTCTCCAATATGATTAAACCTGCTCTTGAAGATGCCAGGAAATACATGCAGACCGATGAGTTCAAAAACTCAGACGCGTCAAGCCAGCAAGCCATTGTTGATGCGGTTAATCAAATGGAAAAATCTCTTGGAGGTGCAGGAGGGTTGGATTTCAAGAAACTTGGTGATAATGTACAAGCATATCAAAATTCAGTTGTAAGTCTTAATCTTGCTAAGGAGCAGGAAGCGGATGCATTGGAGCGTCTTGTCACAGCTCAGGAAGAATATGAGAATGCGTTGAAAAACGGTACTGAAGAGCAGAAAAATGCAGCAAAGGAAGCATTGGCAAATGCACAGAGCAATGCTGATTTGGCATCTGCAAATGTACAAATGCAGTCAGAAAATGTTGAAAAGGCACAGAAAGGAATGTCTGAAACAGCCACTGCATTAAAAGCCAATATGGATAACGTGGTACAGGGATTGCAACAGATAACTTCCGGAGGACTCACAAATATCTACAATGGACTGATTCAAGCAGGAAAAGGAGTTGGTGGGGCTGCTGGAAAACTTGCTGATTCGCTTGAAAGCGTTCCCGTTGTCGGATGGATTCTTTCTATAATTGACATATTCAAGGATGGGATAAGTATAGTAATTAGCGGACTCCTTGACTCCGTATTCAGTGCCGTGTCTGGAATCATTGAAGATGTGCTGTCCGGAGATTTGTTCGTATCTATAGGAGAATCCTTAATGAAAGGTATTGGAAGCATTTTTGACGCTATTTCTTTCGGTGGATTCAGTAAACTTACTTCTATTGGGAGCAATGCCAAGGAGGTGCAGGAGGCTATAGACCGACTGACAGACAGAAATGAAGCACTTCAGGGAAGTATTGACGCACTGAATGACACCATAAAAGCCGGAAGAGGTGCAATATCAGTCAATGCTGCAAGGAAAGCCGTGAAGTATCAAGATGAGCAAAACGCAAACTATCTGAAAATAGCACAGGAACAAGCCCGTTATTCAGGAAACCATCATAGCTGGAATTATTACTGGGGAGGATTCACACAAAGCCAAATAAATGATTTCAGCAATCAAATAGGAAGGAACTGGAATGGAAGTCTTTGGGATCTTTCTCCTGAAGAAATGAAACTCTTGAAGGGGAATGTAGATATGTGGACGCAGATACAGAATACCGGAAAGGGAGGATATGGAGGTAGGCTGACTGAAAAGCTGGATGATTACATTGAACAAGCCGGAAAAATAGAAGAACTGGAAACACAACTCAATGAATCACTTACTGGAATGACATTCGATTCGATGTATGACAGTTTCATTGACACGCTAATGGATATGGATGCTTCTGCCGAAGATTTTGCCGACAACATGTCCGAGTATTTCATGAGAGCCATGCTTTCAAACAAGATTGGAGAATTGTACTATGACAGATTGAATGAATGGTACGAAGATTTTGCCAAAAGAATGGAGGATGGAGCGCTTGATGATAATGAACTTGACTATTTACAAGGCAAATGGAATGGAATCGTAAGTGATGCTATTAAAGAACGCGATGATATTGCTTCCGCTGTAGGGTATGACAATAAAGAAACGCAAGAACAGCAGTCGGCCTCCAGCCGCGGATTCGGTACGGAAATGACGCACGAGGATGCCGGAGAACTGAGCGGACGATTCACTGCCGTGTATGAGTCCAATCTTAGGATAGAGACGGCAGAACAGCAGCAAACGGTAGCTATTACCGAACTGCGAGGTTCCATCGGCTCCCTGACATCACAAGTGACCGGTCTGTACAACATTGCCGACGAGACACGTACTATCCTGGCCAATTCCTATTTGGAGTTACAGCAAATCAGAGAGAACACAGGCGAAATTGTCAAACCTATCAAACAGATGCAGGCCGACATTTCCGAAGTGAAACGTAATACATCAAGATTATGACAGGAGATTTATTTATTAACAGGAAGGATGCCTGGAGCACATGGGGTGTCCGCATGGGCGACGGTTTTCTCGATGCTATCGACGGATTCAACCAGATGAAAGACTACATCGAAGATGAGAGCCGTCTGGAGCACGGGAAGCGAATAATAACCGACAATGCAAAAGTAGCATCGCGTGAAATCACTCTCCAGTTCACCATAGAAGGAGACTCAGAAGGTGACTATCGGACAAAGAAGAAAGCCTTTCAGTCAGAACTGGAGAAGGGAGCCGTAAACATCAAAATCCCCGCTCTTGGGAGCGAAGTCTTCAAGCTGGTTTACCTGGGTAAGAGCATTTCTTACGGGTTGAGTATTGACAGGTGTTTCGGTAAGGTTTCAAGTAAGTTTTGCGAACCGAATCCCATGGACAGAAGCGAATAACGAACATTTCCTTTATTGTTTCAAATGGAAGTCCGGATTTTTAGGGCTTCCATTTTCTATTTATGAACTTTGGGGATATGATTGAAATTAAGGACATATCCGGAAAGACAAGATTCTCCACCCCTATCAACAAAGGGGCGAAGGGAAAGTTTACACTGATGAAAGAGGACTACATCGTTCTCCCATTCTCCGTGCCTGAACCGATATATTTTAAACTTGGAGATTATGTAGACCTTTCTGGGGTTCTGGATGATTCACTGGGCGGCTTACTTTCAAAAGTATATGAGGTAACAGACCTGCAGAAACCTTCTTTCAATGCTTCTACTGGTGGATATGATTATGAGCTGAAACTGGATGCTTACTACTGGAAGTGGAAAAACAAAATTTTCAAATACACTCCTGAACATGCTGGATATGAAGCGTCATGGTCTCTTACCGCAGCCCTTGATGTACAGCTTGGTGTGTTCTTACGTAACCTGAAAGCTTTGGGATATACCTATAAGGGAAAAGAATTCGTATTTGAAATAGATTCAACAGTAGAGAATAAGGCAGTTGCAATGACGTATGACAATATGAACCTGCTGGATGCCTTATTCTCAATGGCGGGTGAGGATAAGTGGAACTGTGATTGCTGGATAACGGACAACGTAATTCATTTTGGGCGAAACGAATTCGGTGATGCCGTGAAAATCGAGTTAGGGGTTGAAGCGTCTGCCATGACTCGCAGTGAGAGCAAAGGCACTTATGCCACCCGCATTTATGCATTCGGATCTACAAGAAACATACCTGAGAACTACCGTTCCATTGAAGAGCAGACGGTAGTAAACGGAGTTGTGCAAAGACGACTTATGCTTCCCGCTGGTACGCCATACATAGATGTGTATCCTGACATGAGCCAGGAAGAAGCAATTGAAGATATCGTGGTATTTGACGAGGTATATCCCCGACTTGAAAGTACGATGTCAAGTGTATCTACGAGGACGGAAACCGTTACAAATGAAGACGGAGGTCAGGAAACCGTGACTTACTATCGCTATCGTGATACTGGCCTGAATTTCTCCAAGGACTACATACTTCCGGGACAAGAGCTGACAATTATCTTTCAGTCCGGCAAAATGAATGGATTGGAGTTCGGTGTTATTTTTGACCCGGACAACAACGGAAGCCAGCTTTGGGAAATTGTCCGCAGCGAAGACTACGGACGTCCATTGCCGGATGATACCATATATCCTGAAAATGATGACAAGTATATCCTTTCCGGTTTTGATCCAAAGTTTGTTTCTGTACAAATGATTCCGGACGCGGAGCAGGAACTGAAAGAGAAGGCACAGAAGATAGCAGACCAGCGAAAAAAGGACGATGGTACATACTACACTACCCTCCGGTCAGAATGGGTTAATGAAGACAAGCTGAAACGCTTTTTCGAGTTCGGGCAAAAGATAAACCTGGTCAATAAAGCCTTTTTTGAGAATGGCCGTGAAAGCCGTGTTCTCGGATGGGAGTTTAACCTTGACATTCCATGGGATTCTCCGGTATATACTATTGGGGAAAGTATGCCCTACTCTCGCCTTAATGATGTGGAAGAGAAACTGGAGTCGATTACGTATAAAGGGCATACTTATGTTGGAGGCGGAGGAAGTAGCATATATGTGATTAAGACCAATGATTCTACTGCCCCATCGGACAGTAACGTATTTTCGGCAAAACGGTCACTTGCAACATTATTGAGAAAGGACAAGGAAGACCAGACAAACTATCTCATTAAGCTTCTTGGCGGTATCATATCTCCTTTCCTGGAATCAATTGACTTCGTGACCGGTATGATGGGTGCTGGTATGTCATTCTCTTCAGAAAAGGGCGGCGAGTCTGTCGGATGGATTGACAAACTGTACGTGCGCAAGAAAGCTATTTTCCAGTTACTTTCAATAATGGAGACCGAGCTGGCCGGAGCTTCCTTCATGTTCAACGCCAGCGGGGCCAGAGCAACGATTACTAAGGTCGAGTTTATAGAAAAAAAGGGAATTCGTTTCAAGGATGGTAAAGGAGTCAAGTTCTCAGACGGGAAAAGAGGTTACTCATCTCCTGGAACTTATGGTTCTGTTTATCGCTGTTACTTCCTTGCAGATGATGGTGAGAAAGCCATAGAAAATCGTTTTAAGCCAGGGAATTTAGTACGCTCACAGTCCTTTAATATTAAGGAAGGCGCGTATGACGGCGTATCCAATCACTATTGGTGGCGTCTGGTGGAAAATGTTGGTGATAACTGGATAGATGTATCCGTGAATCATTGTGACGAAGGAAGCGATATACCGGCAGTTGGAGATGTGATGGTACAACTTGGAGACATAGCCGACCCGGACTATCAGGCTGCAATCGTGTTGTCTGCATATGGAGACGGTGCGCCTTCTCTTACCTTCTATCAGGGGATAAGTTCTTACTCCCTCTCCGGGAAAGATATAGTTTCAATCGGATATGATCGTCTAACTAAAGAAGGATACTTTAATGTTTATGGAAAGACATATATCGGTAATAGGGACAAGACAAATTATATCAGACTTGCTTCTGGAGAAATAGAGGTACGTGCAGCAAGAATATTGTTGTCAAATGGTGAAAGCGTTGTAGATGTAGCAGAGAAAAATATCTCAATTAAACTTGGTGCTACGGGTATTGACATCGAAAAAAATGAGATTGTTATTTCTTCAGATAAGTTTAAAATTAAAAGTTCTGAAGGGAAAGGAATAGCCGTGTTTACGGCTAAAAATGGGAAACCACTTCTTCTTACAGAGTGCATAGATGTAAACTCGTTAAAAGTGAAACATCTGGATGGTGCAGACGGTACATTTTCGGGTGAACTGAAAGCCGCTAAAGGTACTTTTTCCGGAACAATATCTGCCGATGGTGCTAAGATTGGAGGTTTCACTATAGACAACGGTTCCTTGAATTGGAAGGGAAGGGATTTTTTCGGCAATGATAGCAGGAGTATACGGATTGGTGTTCCTACGGATGATAACAGTGGTATGATTGACATAAATTTCAATGGTGCGACTGACGGGAAATTTGGGGTTAAAATAATTGGAAGCAATGACGGTGGAGCATGTATCTATGCTTCAAGGAACGGTACTAGCAAGCCACATAGTTCTAATACTTATGCCGGATATTTTGACGGAGGAGTACATGTGAACGGAAATCTTTATACCAATACGATATTGTCTAATGAGTTTGGTACCGGATGGTCATTGCAAGCCGATGGCTCATATACATACAAAAAAGGAGTAACGAGAACAATATCATGGACTATACAGAATGGCTCGATACCTTCAAGATATAGCCTGGTTTTTGAAAATGGAATTTTAGTTGATTAATCATGAAAATAGATTTTAAGAAATTTAAGAAGTACACGAAGATAGATAAATCCGATTTCGTGGAGATTGATGTCAGAGAAATGTTTGCAGATAACATTTACAATGTGACAGGAGTTGGTATTGCTGATTTAAAATTGGCTGAGAAAATTTTTTCAAGCGATGACAATACTGAATATTCAGATGATGAAGTTAACAGGGTAAGACATCATGCAGCGTCGCTTCTTCCATGGTTTCTTGCTGGGCTTAATGATGCAATGAGATAATTATAATATACAATGTTGGTAATATCATTAATAACTATAAATTAAAAACAATTATGGCAGCAGAAGAAGATTTTGTATTAAGCTTTACAGGTGAAGAAACTGACAATCTATTGAAACATACAGAAAGTATGAAGAATCAGACAACGGAAGAAGATGGTGAAACGGTACAGGTGTACGATACAAACGGCGTGCCGCATAAGGTGTCGAAAACGGAGCTACTGAAGAAGTCTACACTGGCTCTCCCAGCTTTGGAAGACATCTCCAGTTTTGTGGCCGTGAATGCCGCCGGAAATGCCGTCGGAGTAATGACAAAAGAGCAGGTTGCGTCAGTTCTGGCGGAACTTATTGGGATTGCAACATTAGAAAAATCGGGGCTTCACCCCGCTG